TCAGGCGGCCAACTCGGCAAGCTCGGCGTCCAGCTCGGCCGCGCGTACGTCACTGGCGACGGGCCGCAGCTCGACCCGCAGCGTTCGCAGCTTACGGGCCACGTACCCCGAGCCCGAGCGTCGCGCGAGATCCATTGCCTCGCGGGCGTACACCGCTACCTCGTCCAGGTCCCGCCGCTTCGCGCCGACTATGGCGAGGTCGGCCAGGACGGCACCCCTGCGCCGGTACGACTGACCCCGGCCAAGCTCGGCCTGTTGCAGGGCGCCCAGGAGGGCCGTCTCGGCGAGGTCCAGCCTGCCCAGCTCGACGTACCGGGCCCCGCGCTCCTCGGCCAGGCGGGAGGAGTCGAACCGCAGCCATCCGCCATTCACGGAATCCGCGGTGAGGTCGAGGACCCGCTCGGCCTCGTCTAGGCTCCGCTCGCAGGCGTCGAGGTTCCCCATGCCGGCGAACGCCTGCGCCTGCACGGCTGCGACCCAATGCCGGGTGGCGAGGTGGCTGTCCCCTCGCCGGGCCACCCTCTCGGCGGCCGTGAGCACGCCTGCCGCGTCGGCCCACTGCCGCTCGTACAGGGAGACGTACGCGTGCCTGGTGAGCGCGCACGCCCAGAGGTCGAAGTGCCGCGCCTCGCGGCTGGCAGAGGCCGCCAGGGTGTACGAGGCCGCCGCGTCGGTGTAGCGGTTCTGGTCGAAGGCAAGCTCGCCCGCGAGCTGGAAGAGATCCCCGGCCGCCATGCACAGGCCGGTCGTGTCGCGGCCGTCCTTCAGCTCGTCTGTGAGGGCGGCGAGCTGGTCCCTCACGATCGGGTACACGCCCCGCTTCGAGCGGGCGAGCTGGTACACCTGCCACAGGTGCTCGTTCATCGCGCGGAAGTCGGCGGCCTCGTCGAGAACTCCGTCCGCCGGCAGAGCGGGCAGGGCTCCGGCGACCGCGAGAATGCGCAAGAAGTCGCGTCGGATCATGTCGTCACCACTGTCACTGGTCAGGTCGTCGAGGTGCCCCTCGGCCTCCTGCGTGACAGCTTGTGGCGATAGCAGGGCGCCCAGGCCCGCCAGGTCCAGCCCTAACAGCTCGGCGAGCCTTGGCCGCAAGGGCGGCTGCGGTTCTGTTTCCCCCCGCTCCCACCGGCCAACCGTCGTGCGGTCGACGCCCACAGCGACGGCGAAGGACTCCTGACTGTAGCCGCGCGCCTTCCGCCGCTCCTTCAGGCCCACGGCCTACCCCCTTCGCTGCCTGACTCCGGTCTACCCGGCGCAACGACGTGCATCACAAGTGCGTCATCACTGCGTCAATCCTGCCGTGGCCACACCGATCGTGCAGGCGAAAACTGGACCCCGGGGGTTGGCGGTGAAGGACGGATAGGAGAGACGCGATGCCGACAGCGAAACAGCTCATGATCGACGGCAACGGCAAGACCGGTGAGTTCATGGGGACTGTCGCTGGTCGGTGGCTGCTCCGCCCCCCTGGCGGCGGGAAGGAGTGGGAGGTTCAGCCGGGGACCGCTCGCGGTCTCACCCCGGAAGAGGAGAGGCGACTTCGGTCGAATGACACCGACGCCGAGGGCGAGCCCGAGTACGACTTCGCGGACCAGATCAGTGCCGAGTGACCCGCCCAAGCCCGTGGACGGGTGCGAGAAGTGCGCGGAGCTGGCCGCCAAGAGAACCGCCCGCTTCCAGGCAGGGGACCGCAGCGGGGAGAGCGACTGCAACGTCTACCTGCGCCGGCACCTCGCGGCGTCACATGCGGGGGTGAGGGCGTGACCGTCAAGAGCAGGCACTCGTTCGAGCCCTATCGCGTTGACCCGGACCCGGCGGTCGACTGGGTCATACAGGCCCGGTGCGTCTTCAAGGGCGAGACCGACTGCAAGGCGACGTCCCCTGAGATGTCGGACCAGCAGAAGGTGACGAAGTGGATCGCCCAGCATCGCGCCGAGGCCGGGCACGCGAGGTTCGAGGAGACCTACCGGCGCGCGGTCATCGCGACCATCGACTTGCGGGCAGGCCGCCGACCCCGTCCCTGACCCGCAGGCGGCAGCCCTCCCCCCGTGGGGCTGTCGAGCACAGAGACCCCCCTCCGAACCGCAGCGGAGGGGGGTTGTGCGTTACGCGGCCGGGGTGAGGACGACGAGGAGAGGCCCCGCGGCCTTGTCCCAGCCCTGGCCGGTCTCGACTGCGGTCCTGCCGGCGCCTGCGATGCCGTCCCGGACGGGAGCGAGGAACGTCTCGCGGAAGTGGGCCTGCGCGTCGGGGTTCATGCCGCTTACGGAGACGGCTGCGCCGACCCTCTCGTCCAGGACGGCAGCCGCCTCGCTGAAGTCGTCGCCGGTCCACTCGTCTGCGTGCTCGGCGACCAGCGCCCACGTCATCTTGAACGTCATGCAGGCATTCTACCTGCGGAAACGCCAGAAGGGCCCCCAGGAAGGGGCCCAACAGGCTTGCATTTTATGGGAGTTGATTCTCCTCGACGAGCTGTCCGCCGATGGGCTTTCCGTCCCGGATCAGGAGGATCAGGGGGCGAGCGACGTCCTTCTCCTCCAGCCCGCCTTCCGGGATCATCAGCCTGCCGAGGGCGTCACGCGTGCTGCCCTCGTTGGGGTAGTCCCACACCCACTTCGGATGCTCGGACCGAACCCGAATGTCACCCTTGGCGTCGAGAACGACATCGCCGGGCTTCCAGGTGGCGTCGAGGCTGGTGATCTTGTGCACGCGGTCCATGTGACCATCATGCCCGCCCCCACTGACAGCGGTCAGCGCACCGGACAGGCGCCGGTCGAGCACTCCTCGTCGATCGAGTCCTCGACGATGTACGTCTCGTGCTTCTCGAACTCGGCCCGGCTGATCCGCTCGTACGGCGCCTGCGGTCGGGTGCCGTCGACCATGACCGTCGTCCCCTTCAGGAGGGGGAGCCACGCCTCGATCACGTCGGCCGTCTCGTCGAGGTCCAGGCCCTCGGGCACGTTCGCGGTGAAGCTCACCGCGTTGTCGGCGTACTCGGTCTGGTACATCGCCTGGAAGGCGAGGAGCTGGTTCAGGCTCAACTCGTCGGCGGACTCGACCAGATCGGCCGGGTAGCCGCGAGCCTCCACCTCCTCGACGAGCCGCTCCAGCGTCGGGAACACCACGATGAACGTGTTGCCGCTCGGGTCGTACTGGCACACCTCGACCGGGTACCCCTGCGCCTCGAAGGCGGCGACCTTCGCGGCCTGGTCCGGGTCGGCCATGGAGAAGCGAACTCGTCGCAGGAACGTCCTCGCGTAGATCGGGTGGATGCCCTCGGTCGTGCCGGGGAGCTTGGCGATCGTGCCGGTCGGTGCGACCGTCGTGCACTTCACGGGCTCGGGAATCCGCAGCTCGAACGCGTAGTCGCGGGCGGCCTGGCGGACGACCCTCTTCATGCGGCCGAGGAGGAGGCGGAACCGGGTGTGTGCCGGCGCTTCGCTGTACCTCACGCCCTGCTTCGCGAGGAACGCCTGAACTCCCAGATGGCCGACGCCTATTCGCCGGTTGGCGGCCAGGCGCTCGGCCTGCTCGGCGTCGTTGACGTCGCCGTACGTGGCCCGGATCAGGAAGCGCGTCATCAGCTCGTGCGCCCGCTTCAGGCCGCTCTCGTCGAACGCCTCGTGCCCGTCCAGCACGAAGGCGTCGAGGTTGATGTGCCCGAGGTTGCAGTTCTCCCAGGCTTCGAGCGCGATCTCGCCGCACGGATTCGTGGCGATGACCTCGCCCACTTCTCCGGCATTGGAGTAGGTCGAGTTCCAGTAGCCGGGCTCGCCGTTCGCGAGCATCCCCTCGACGACCTTGCGGTGCACCATGTAGGCCATCTCGGCGCCGCCGGGGCCGAAGTCGTCGTGCTTGCCGTTCGACAGGTAGTCGATGAAGTCCTGGTCGATCTCCACGCTGATGTTCGTGGTCCAGTGACGGCCCGGGTCCTGCTTGCAGGCGAGGAACTCCTCGATGTACGGGTCGTTCCATGCACAGATGGCCATTCGTGCCGACCTGCGGTTCCCCCCGCTGACCACGCATTCCGCGATGGCGTGGTCGATCTCCATGGATTCGGTGGGGAGAAGGTGACCGCGAGCCCGGAGGCCGCGCTCGTGGCTGCGGAAGGCGCCGGACAGGATGCGGCCGATCTCCTGCATCATCCGGCCGAACGGGGCCGGGCCCGAGGCGACGCCTCCGAAGGTCTTCAGTCGGGCGCCCTTGCCTCGGACGCGGCTCACGTCGTAGACGCGGTGGGAGTGCTTCACCTCGCCGTCCGTCATGAAGGTGTCGATCAGGTCGGTCATCGCCGAGGCCCAGCCCTCGCGGGAGTCCTCGACCTCGAAGGCGCCGTCCCAGTCGGAGTCGTAGGCATCGGACAGCACACCCGCGGATCGCATGTCCTCGTAGCCCGGGTGGGAGGGGTCGCACACGATGTGCACCCGCAGTTCCCGGCGGGGCAGGCCGTACGGCGCGAGGTACTTCGAGCTGTAGTTCGCGCCGACCCCGCCTCCTTCCATCAGCCGAAGGAAGGTGAACTCGTGGTGCCGGCTGAGCTGCTCGCCCCAGCCCGCAACGTGGCAGTTGAAGAGGTACTGCCTGCCCTTCACTCCAGACGCCCACAGATGGCGCCCTGCGGGGAGAACGGCGAAGCGGTCCAACAGAGAGACCAGCTCGTCATGCTCGGCCCGTACAGCCTCGCTCCAACCCTCCGGCGGACCGTAGACGAGGGCGAGGTTCCCGGACGCCACGCGGCGTACGGTGTCCGGCCACTGTTCCTTCGAGCCGTCCGGCAGGGTGCGGGAGTAGGTCCGCTCGTAGACGGTCTGACCGGTCGGGCCGAAGGGGACAGCGGTGGTCGGGGTGGTGATGGGAGACTCCTTCAGGTGGTGGGGGTGGTCGGTTGTGCTCAAGGTCAGACCGGCTTGTTCAGCATCACGGCGATCACCTTGATGAGCCGCTTCAGCGTCCCGGCGCTGTAGGCCGCGAGGTCGGCCACCACTCGCGCCTGTGCTGCCGACTCCTCGGCGGTCGGCGCCGGGTTGGCCAGGAAGGCGAGGCAGAGGTCGATCCGGTCGTCGAGGTACTCGATCGCGAACGCGGCCTCGGCGTGCAAGGAGTCGATCGCCAACTCGGCTTGCTGCTGTGCGACTTCGGACTCATTGAAAGGGCGGGCGATGACCGTGCCGTCCGCTCGCCGCTCGTAGAAGGTCTGGGTCGAGTTATCCCAGAACTCGAAGTCCTCCGGGCCCATACTGGCGGGCGGCTCGACTCCGGGCTCGGGCTCCTCGGTGACGGGCTCCTCGGGCAGGGGCTCGCTCACGCTGCGGTCTCCAATTCGTCGTAACTGTCGATGTACTCAAGGCCGTTAAGGTGGGCGGCGAGCTTGCCGACCCCCCGCTCCAGCCGGTAGCGGACGGCCCGGTCGGTGACCGCCTCGCGGGCCGCGATTCGCCGGTCTTCCCAGTCGAGGGCGAACCGCATGAACAGGGCTCGCTTCTCGACCAGGGACAGGGGGGCCGTCTTCCAGCCGCGCCGGATGTCGGCGAGATGCGCGAACAGAGTCCCCGCGGCCTTCTTGTCGACGGTCCCCTTCGGCATGTCGGCATCCGGGGCGGTGGGGTTCCGAATGCCGTACGCGGCCTCGATGTCCCACACCGCCGGCAGCAGATGCTCGACGAGCCGCCTGTCGTACCCGCTCACACACGCCCCTTCTCGGCCGCATCACAGGCGGCCTCGTAGGAGGTGTGCCGGATGCGGTACTTCGCTTCGGTCTTCACTCGGTCGATCAGGTCGCGGACGAGGCGGTGATAGAGGACGCCGAGGCCGAGCGAGTCATCGGACAGGCACTCGTTCACCATGTCCGGCTTCGTGGCGAGGATGATCAGCGCCTCTTGGCGGGCGTCCTCGTACTCCATCGTGAGCGTGTCCTCGTAGCCGTCCGCGATGCGGCGGGCCGCCCGACCGGCGAGCGCTACGACCTGGGGGAGATCGAGCACTCGCCAGTCCGGGGCCGTCACCTGACCACTTCCTTCACGGGCACGTCGCCGTCCTTCGTGACCATGACCATCAGGCCCGGCGCCCCGCGCGTGCCCTTGAGGTGCCGCCACCACGTCGACTCGGACTCCATCGCCGGCACCTGGATGAAGGTGCGCGGGCCGTCCGTGTCCACGAACTCGTGGTGCAGGTGCGCCGCGAGAAGCAGGTCGGCGGTGTGCATCGCGGACGTCTTGTCGAACGCCTGGGCCCGCCACCACTCGAAGTGCTTGCCCGGCCGCCACTGGTGCCCGTGGGCGTGGGCGACGACTGTTCCCGAGCACTCGACGACGACCGTCAGCTCGTCCGTCTCCGGGACGAACACCTCGACGTGCGCGTACTCCTCGCCCGCCAGGGCCAGGGCCTCGCTCACGGAGATCAGGGCGTCCGTGTCGTGGCTGTCGTCGTACCTCGTCACGCCCTTGCCGCCGGGCCTGACGGCCTCGCCGTGATTGCCGGGGACTGCGACGACGGTAAGGCGGCTGACCTGCGGGGCGAACTTGATGATCGCGTACGCCATCAGGCGCCGGGTGAGGCGGATCTGTTCCGTGAGGGTCAGTTGAGTCCGCCACACGTTCGCGCCGCCCTGCGAGACGAATCCCTCGACGTGATCGCCGAGCCACGCAAGGTGGACGTGCTCGATATCGAATCGCTCGCGGTACTCGTCGAGGAGGCGGGCGGCCTGGTCGATGCACTCGATCGCCCGGCGAAGCGTGCCCTCGTACCCGTCTCCGTCGATCTTGCCGAACTGCATGTCACCCAAGGCGACGACGAACGTGAACTCGCCCTCCTCGTCGCCCTGGACGGAGCCCGGCGCCTCGTCGAACACGCGGAGGAGTTCGTCGACATTGGGACGCTCGAGAACCGCCGGCACCTTGCGACGGCCGAAGGAGAAGCGGGCGCTCACGCCCGGCTCACCGCTTGCCATGGTCCATTCGCTCGACCGGAAGCCGGTCACCTCCCACTCGGAAGGGTCGAGGCCGTGAGCCCGCAGCACGTCGGCCGCGCTCGACTCGGGGTCGATGCCCTCGGGGCCTCGGACGGTCACCTCGGCAGCGTCCCCGGACACCTCGATCTGGCGCGTGAAGTCCTTCTCCGGGTCGGCCTGGCGGCCGGGTACGGCCGGGGCGGTCGGCGTCTTGAGGAGGTCGGTCAGAAGCTCGGAGTGGTCCAAAATTTACACCTCGCGGAGAGAGCGTCGGTACGTGCGGATCGTGGAAGCGGAGACGGTGTGCCCGTGCTTGCGGAGGACCAGGGCCAGGCGCTCGGCAGAGGAGCCGATGTCAAGGAGGCGGACGACGACGGTCTCCCGTACGTCCGGCTCCAGCTCCTCATAGATGCGCTTGAGGGTCGGGCCAGGGGTGCCGGGCAGGTCGCTCACTTCCGGCCCCCGTCGATCTGGCCGATGGCGGCGACCGCGAGCGAGGCCAGGCGGACGAGGCCCTTGCGGATCTCTTCGGGGGTGCGCCCTCCGAAGGCGGCGAAGGCGACCTCGATCGCCAGGCCATCGACGCCCAGGACGCCCACCTCGCCCCGGTCGGCGTTGATGATCGCCCACTCCTCGCCCCTCTTTCTGTAGGCGTCGATGCCCCGCTCGGGGTACACGCCGCCGACGAGGTGAGGCGGCAGGGGGCCGATCTTCTGGGCGGCGGCCCGCACCTCCGCGAGCACGTCCGCGAGCGGGTCGGCCTTCCGTGCCGGCGCCTTGCGAGGCGTGGCCTTCTTGGCGGGGGCGGTGGTCACTGGTCGTTCTCCTTGATCAGGTCGAGAAGGGCCTGAGCGCCCCCCTGCATGTACGTCTCGCTCACGTCGCCGTCCCGCAGCCGCACGCCCTTGGCGGACCGCAGTGACCGGCAGATTCGGGCGGTGAACTCGGCTCCCGCGTCGTCCGGGTCACCCCAGACGCGGACGCGGTTGAAGCCCGCGAGCATCCGCCTGTGGCGCCCCTGCCAGAGGGAGGCGCCAGGGATGGCGACCGCGTGAAGGCCGATCTTGCGGAGGATGATCCGGTCGAGTTCGCCCTCGGTCACCTCGATCGTGTCCCCGGCCTGGTGCACGTCGGCGATGCCGTACATGCGGGGCGGGTCATCCTTGATCGTGTTGTACTTGCCGTGGAAGGCGGCTCGGTGGTCGTGCTCCTCCAGGCATCGGAAGCGCACGGTCAGCGGGGCGCCGTTGCGGTCGAGGTAGGGAATCGCGAGCATTCCGCGGAAGCGTTCGTGGCCGGGGAACGGCCGGTCACCGACGACGCCAAGCCGGTGTGTAACCGCCTCCTCGCGGCCGATTCCCCTGTCGAGGAGATACCGCGCGACGCCCGGCGTAAGAGCTTCCTGATAGGCGCTCGTCGCCTCCTCCAGCATCTCGCGTTGCGAAGGCGAGAGAGGCTGCAAGGGCTCGTGCTCCGACAAAGTCAGTGCCTTCCTTTTCCATGATCAGATTGAATGAGTCACCGCCCTTTCCGCAGGAGTGGCACTTCCAGAGCTGCCGGTCCGTGTTCCACGAGAAGGACGGGGTGTCGTCCTCGTGGAAGGGGCAGTGGCTCATGCCGGTGGCGCGGTGTGAGTTGAAGTCGATGTCGTAGTGCTCGAAGACGGCTTCGAGCGTGGGCTTCTCGTGGTCCTGGTCCTCGTGGTCGGTGTCGACCCGGCGGAACTTCACGGCACTCGCCGCCCGACGAACCAGCCCTTGTCGTCGTCGTAGCCGAGGGACTCAAGCCCTGCGCTGCCGGCGGATGCTGGATCGAAGCGGCCCAGCTCCTCGACCAGGCGCTCGTACTCGGCGGCCTCTTCGAAGGTGGTGGCGTTCACTCGGCGGCGTCCAGGCCGAAGTACGCCTCGACCGTGGTCAGGACGAAGGCTTGCCGCCAGCCCTTCCCCCGGCGCTTGACGACGACGATCGACTCCACGCAGTCCGGATCGATGCCCCGATGCTTGGCGAAGTTCATGCGCTCGCGGTGAGCCTCGTCGAGGAAGGGGCCGGGCTCGAACTTGGCGTTCTTCGCCTCGACGATGGTGAAGAGGCCGCCGTCCTCGCGTATGGCGAGGTCGCCCTCGTCCTCCGCACCGGTCAGCCGCAGCCGTTCCACGTCTTCGCCGACGGACCGCAGGCCCGTCATCAGCTCGATCTCCCAGTCGGCACCCTTGCGCTTGTTGGCTCGGTTGCGCTTGACGATCGGGTCCAAAATTTACACCTACCTTCTACTTGATCAGGGCATCTGTGGGAGACCAGGGCTTCGCCGGGGTAGCCGCCGGCACCATGCGTTCGAGCTTGGAGAAGCGCGTCACCTCGGGGTGGCAGCGCATCGACGCGTACCGCCTGGCCGTGGGGTCGCAGGGGCCCATGCGCTGTTTGATCACCGCGACGCGGTACTCGTGTGAGGTCGGGTCCAGCGCGACGGACAAGGACAGCTCGGGCTTCTCCGACAGGCCGCCCTTCACCTGGTCGCGGGACGGCGGGGCCCACGGGTCGGACTTGGCTTCCCAGCTCTTGTCACTCGCGTGATGCAGGACGATCACGGTTGCACCCGTGGCGCGGGCCAGTTCGGTGAGGCCGCTCATCACGGCCATCTGCTCGGTGTAGTCGGACTCGGCCCCGTCGAAGTCCATGAGGTTGTCGAACACGAAGACCTGGGGGTAGGCGTCCCACAGCTCGATGAACGCTTCCAGCTCCTCGTCGATGTTCTTCCAGGTGATCGGCGAGCCGAAGGCGAAGGTGATGTTCGAGCCCGCGAGGGCGGACAGGTACTCCTGGCGGTGCCGTCCGCCCGCAGCCATCCCGGCCTCGACCATCTCCGTGGTGTCGCCGGTAGCCATGGACGCCAGACGCGAACTCGCCGTGAAGGCGGACATGTCCGCGCTGAAGTACAGCGTCGGCAGGTTCATCATCGCGGCCCAGTAGAGGGCGAACCCACTCTTCTGGGTGCCGGACCGGCCCGCGATCATGATGACCTCGCCGTGACGCGGGCGGCACCCCATCCCGTACAGGGCGTCGAACGCCTCGACGCGGGGCAGCTCCTTGCCGGATTCGGCATGCAGCGCCAGCGACCTTGCGGGGGTCAGCACTAAGCGGCTCCTTTCATCTGTGGACGACGCGGCGGATGCCCGCCGAGCGGATCAGGGTCGTGCAGGCCGGACACGGCATGCGGGTGACGTACAAGGTCGAGCCCCGGAGCTGAGTGGGGTCGGCGTGATGAATGGCATTGGCCTCGGCATGGACGGCTGCGCAGTTCGAGTAGTCCGAGTCGCGGGCGCACTCCTCGGTCGTGAGCCGCCCTCGCGGGCAGTTCGCGGCCGTCGCGCAGCCGGGCAGTCCCGCCGGCAAGCCGTTGTAGCCGACGCTCAGGACGCGGTTCGTGCGGGACAGGAGCACGGCGCCGACCTGTGCGCGCGTGCAGTCGGCACGGGACGACACGGCTTCGGCGATGCTCATGGCCCAGCAGTCCCAGTCGGGACGGGTCACGGGTCCTCCAGACCCGCGAGGCGGGGGCCAGCCGGACGACCGACCCCCAGCACCTCGCGTGCGTCAGTCGAAGTCGGGGGCGTCGGCGACGGCCGCGTTCACGGCGGCCTCGCGCGCCTGCGCGTACTCGATGACCTTCTGGCGGACCCCGGCGTCGTTCACCGGACGCCAGACCCAGGCCGGGTGAGCGCCCGGTCGCTTCGGCGGGACCTGGTCCAGCTTGACGATCGTGGCGTTGCCGACGACCTTCTCCAGGTCGCGGGCGAGGAGGGTCTGTTCGACCCGCGTGCCCTTGTTGATCTCGGGGGAGAGCTTCTCCAGGCTCTCGCGGTCCTTGAAGACCGTGATGTCGCAGAGGGCGGAGTCCTTCGGCCCGTTCGGGGTGGGGCGCTGGGCCTCGTACGAGTTGACCTCGATCAGGAACGCCACCGCGTCCTTCACATCGGCAGGCTTGAACCAGCCGCCGCCAGCGGTGGGGATCTCGACGAAGTTCAGGGTCACTCGGTTTCTCCTTCTGTGGGGATGTCGTTGCGGTAGTAGGGGGTCGGCTCGGTGGTGCGCGGGACGATGACGGAGCCCAGCGCGGAGCTGACCAGGACGAAGGCGAGGATCACGGCGGGCATGGCGTCACCCGTTCTTCAGGGCCCGGCCGCGGGCCTTGTAGGCGGCCATAACGGCGGGGTCCTCGAACATGGCCTGGTTCGCGGCCCAGAGCTTCTTCAGCTCGTCGAGGCTGGGCGCCTTCTCGATCTCGCCCAGAATCCAGGCGGACTTGTTGGCGGTGGGCTGCTCGGGCGTGGAGGCCGAGGCAGCCGCCCACGGGTCGTTCTCCGGAGTCGGAGCGGGAGCATCGGAGATGATCCGGGCGTCGAGGATCGAGGCGATGTTGCCCTTGCCGTGCGCGAGGTTCGTCGCGTTGACAACGAGGTCGCTGAGCGATAGTCCGGTCCAATCTTTACACTCGAATCCGAAGAAACCGCAGATCTGCGTGCGGACCTGCTCCACGGAGCCCCGGAAGACGGCCCAGGTGTCCGCGTAGCCCGCGCCGTATTTGATGGTGACGCCGATCGATCCGTCCGCGCTGGACGTGACCGGCTCCGCCTGGTCTGCCTTCACTTCAACTCCCTTGCTCTTGGTCCAAACTTAACACCTGGGCGGCAGTTATGCAGCACTGGTTTCTGTGACGCCACTCACCCACGGGAGCATGGCGCCCTTCAGGCTGCGGGTCGCGCGGACCTCTAGCGCCAGGCGTGCGGCGGCCCAGCCGATCTCCAGGTCGACCCAGTGAAGCGTGCACTCGCCGGACCCGGCCGGGAGGTTGATGATCACGCCCCACTTCTGCGACACCCCTTGCAGGGGCGCGTACGCCTGCGCGGCCTCGGCCGCCGGCACCTCTCGCTTCTTCCAGGCGGCAAAAGCCTTGCGGTCGGCGGGGTCGACGGGGAAGCGGGTGTAGTCGTAGAACTCGCCTCGCGAGTACACGGCGAGCTGCATCGCCATCTTCAGCGCTCCGTACTGGACGGAGCCTGTCTTCAGGTCGCCGATGAACAGGCCCTCGACGTGCTCGCCGTCCGGGCCGGGCCCGGCGTATTCGAGGAGTCGGTCGAACGTCCCGCCCGTGCGCAGCTCGGGCACGACGACGAACTTCTCCACGGCCCTCACATCGAAGTCCACGGTTGCCGCCATGTAGGCCGCCATGTCGAGTACGTCCTTGGCCGCGGTGCCGGCGGGCAGAGGTTCGCCTCGGTCGACGTACTCCGAGAGCGTGTGAAGGTGAGTCCCCTTCTCGCGCTTCCGGTTCGCCCCCGAGATGTCCTGGGCCTGCTCGGCGAGGGCGTTCAGCCTCTTCTTGCCGTCCGGGTCCTCCGGGTCGAGCTGCCTCACCACGTCGAGGATGGACGGCCGCTTCGCGGCCCCCACCAGGGTCATCCGCGCCTTCCAGTCGGAGATGGCGCTCTTGTCCTCGATGCAGTCGATGAAGGTCGTGGTGCGGGTCAGGGACACGGGCTTGCCGCCCTGCTTCGGGATGACGAGCGGCCGGTCCCATCCGTCACGGGGGACGGTCAGCTCGGGCGTCAGGTCGATGATCTTCAAGCTCTGGACTCCATGTCCTCGTCGGCTGCGAACGGGTCTTCAGGGGTGATGGGGACCAACCACAGGCGGACCGATCCGTCCTCAAGCCACTCGGGCTCGGACTCGTCCTCGTCCAGAGGTTCGAGCCCGAGGAGCTGGAGCACGGCCAGTCCCTTGCGCATGTCTGCGGGGGAGGTGTCGGGCTGGACGATCAGCGCCTGGTCCCAGTTGGCCCTATCGCCCACGAGGCTCATGCCGGTCGGAAGGCTGATCTTGCTAGCGGCGAGCACCCAGCGGCCGATCTGGTCCTCGCCCAAGGCGTAGAGGTCGGCCAGGCTGTCTTCATGCGGCACGTCTTCCTTGTCGCGCACGAACAGGCACTTCGTAGTGAACTTCGAGTGGGGCTCGACACCGTCAGTAGTCAGAATCCCGGTCAGCGGCATCGCTGTGGCCCCTGGTACGTGTAAAGATTGGACTTGCTGAGTCCATTTCTACGTGGGGCCTACACAGGCTGTCAACCGGCCGTGTACACGGGCTCACCCACGGGTGTTCCACAAGCGGACGCACGGCGTCCACCTGGCGTTCACACTATCTAGCCGCAGGTCAGGGCCCTATACGCCTTGAGGATGAGAAAACCCCCCGTCAGTCTCAGACGAGGGGTGGATTCGAACGAAAATCGAACACGTGCAGGCTAGTCACGTGCCTGGTTGCCGGTCCTGACTTCCGGCTCGCGGATGAGGTCGGTGTCGCGCTCCTCGCGCGGAACGAAGAAGAAGCCCTCTTCCGTGTCGTAGTCGTAGTGCACGACGAGGTTGTTCTCTTCGAGGTACTGCTTCCAGCTCGCGAGCTTCTTCGCCTTGTCCGCAGCCACGGGCTTGCCAGCCCTCTGGCGCCCCTCGGTCCGGAGCATCATGGCGGGATACAGATGCCTGTGATCTTCCCTGAGCTTCCAGGGTAGAAGGTCCTCTGACCTGGTATTACGCCGGTCGATGCCGTTCCGCCGGCGGAAGGCAGCCCACATCGGCTCCGTGGTCGTGATGCCGTACTTCTCCTTGTACTGCTCCACCATCCAGGCGTACGTCTTCTCCTCGCGGAACCAACGCAACACCTCGGTCTTGTCCACGATCTTCGAGGCGGGCATGTTTCCCCCTTGTCTGTGAGCGGTCTGTGGCGGTGATCTCAATCAGTCGGACTCGTACAACCTTCTGCGTCCAACGTAAAGATTGACCTAGAGCGGATGATCATGTCAAGCTGTGACCAACAAGAGGGCAGACGCCCGAGTAAATAGGTGACCCCGGCAGCGCGCCAACGCTCCGGGGTCCGGCACTGAGAGTGGTAGCTCCCAATGCGTATCCATCGTACCCGGCACGACCGTGACTTCACGGTGGTGCCCAACCGCACCGCCCGCAACCGCAAGCTGTCCTTCACGGCGCGCGGCCTGTGGCTGCACCTGATCTCCCTGCCCGATGGGGCCAAGGAAGACGTGCGCACGCTGGCCGACAACAACCCCGGCGTAGGCCGCAAGGGCGTCGCCAATGCTCTCGATGAGCTGGTCGCCCACGGCTACTACTTCCGCTTCACCATCCGTGACCCGGAGACCGGCCGCGTGTGGACCGAGACGGCCATCCACGACCTTCCCCAGACCGAGGACTCCCCGGTTCCCGCACCCCCGGCAACCGGAGACCCGGCCCCTGGGAACGCGGGAGCGTCCCCTTCGGGGGAAAGCAACTCCTCTAAGAACCAGGGAAAGATCCCTCCCTTCCCTCCGCAGGACAGCGACGCGCCGTCCGAGGCTGAGCAGAGGGAGGGCACCAGCGAGAAGCAGGACAAGCAGATGGGCGAGGCCGCCCGCATCCTGCGCCGCTTCGCTGCGATCGACGGCCGCCTGAAGCTCTCCGAGCGGCAGGTCGCCAAGCTCGCCCCCTCCGTCGCTGACTGGCTCCACCGTGGCGCCACCATCGGCGAGATCACGGACGCCGTGACCCAGGGCCTTCCCGCGAAGGTCTACTCCGCCGCACGCCTGGTCGCCGACCGCCTCGACCGCAAGCGCCCCGAGGCCAAGCGGCAGTGGAAGACCTACGCCGACTGCTCCGAGCGCTGTGGCAACGTTCTGCCCGCTGGCCAGGACACCGGCATCTGCGCTGACTGCGCTCTCGGCACCATCGCGTACTTCGAGATCGACTGCGCCACGGGCGAGGCCACCGATACCCCCGGCGCCCCCGCGCTCGACGTGCCCGGCCCGCTCGCGCCCGAGGGCCTCGCCGCCTTCCGCGCTGCCCGCGCAGCCATGGCCAAGTAACCCCCCCTTCCTTCACCCGCGCCACCTCGAAAGGCACAGCCATGTCTCAGCCTGCCCGTATGCCCCGGTACGCCTACGTCGTCGGCGGCCTGGTGCTCGCCGTCGCCCTCGCGATGTCCGCCCCCGGCGAGTACCAGCTCGCCCGCACCGCCGGATGGAACGAGTGGGTCGCCGCCGGCATGCCGGTCTGCATGTCCGTGTACGCCGTCGTCGCGGTCTGGTTCACCGAGAGCAGGGCCAAGGGCGAGAAGGGCCGGGGCAGCGCCATAGCGGGAGCCGTGGGCGCCCTTGGCATGACCCTCGCCGGTCAGGTCGTCGCGCACTGGATCGCCGCCGGTTACATGACCTCCTCGAAGGAGCTGGTCGCCGCCGTGTCCGCTGTCCCCGCGATCGTCGCTGGACACGTCGCACACATGGTGATCCGAGCCGCGAAGCACGTGCCGGCGGAGGCCGCGATGGTCGTCGAGGACGAGATCGACGACGAGCACCAGGACCAGGACGCCGAGCCGGTTCAGCCGACCCTCGACGGCGAGGAGCTGCCGGTCGACGAGGTGGCCAAGGCTCGGGCTCGTCGTCGCCCTGGCCGCCCGGCCCCCAGCCTCGACGAGATCAAGGAGGCCGCGAAGGCCCTGATCGCCAAGGGCGAGGAGATCAACGGCCCGAACCTCGCGAAGATCATGGGCCGCGACCGCCGGACCGGCAGCCGCTACCTCCAGAAGCTCAACGCCTCCTGACCCAACCCCGAGCCGCAGCCCCTAGGAGTGGGGGACAATGTTTACGAGACGTACCTCACTCCTGGGGAAGCGGAGGAATGGACCTAACAATCACCGTGCGTGTCTGTGATAAGTGCAAGCGGCAGGACCGGCCTGCCACGAGGTACCACCTGCGCGTGGACGAGGGCGAACCGGCCGAACGCGACTTGTGCGACGAGGACGCGGCGCCCCTGCTGGACCTCTTCGACCTGTCCCCGGCCGAGGAGTCCGAGCCTGCCCCGTCCGAGGCGAAGCCCCCAGCGCAGAGGCGAGCCGCCAAGAAGACGGCCGCCAAGAAGACGACTTCCCGCAGGCGTGGCCGGACCCCGGTCACCACCGTGGAGGAGATCGAGGCGCGCAAGGCGGCAGCCGCCCAGGAGTGAGACGCAGAAAAGCGCCCCCCTGCCGACCCGCGAGGGCCAACAGGGGGGCGCAGTGCTACTCGGCGTCGCCGGAGTCCGAGCCCTCGACGATGCCCAGCGCGGTAGCGATCTGGACGATCAGGGCGACCTCGGGCTTGTCGGCGTAGACGATGGCGGCGACGCTCACCATTACGCCCAGGGCCGCAACGACGGCCCCGAAGCGCGAGCGGTAGCGGACGGGCAGGGCGGACAGGATCAGGGACGCGGGCTTGCGGTGCTTGCTCATCGGCGGCCCGCCTGCTTCTGGAGCGCGACGAAGCCCTTGGGGCCGATCCGCGGGTCGTGCAGGCCGCTGCGGTAAGCCGGGTTCCGGTCGTGGAAGCGGGCGACCGCGCGCTGAGTCTCCGGGCCGTAGAACCGGGTCACGGCTCCCTTGATCGGGCCGTACCCCGCCTTGATGAGGAGCTGCTGAAGCTCGGCGACCTGAGCGTGAGTCGCGCCCGGCTTGACCGCCGAGTTCAGGGCGACGATCTGAGAGACCGGCTTGGGTGCCGGCGGAGTCGGCTTGGGCTCCGGCTTCGGCTCGGGCTTCGGCGCCTTGTCCTTCCAGGCCGGGTCAGCCGAGACGATGCCCTCGGCGAAGTCCGGGTAGCCGTAGCCGTACACGTAGGCGTCGGTGCGGCGGTGGCGCTTCTCGTACACGCCGTCGCCCTCGGGGGAGCCGTCCGCGTTGGTGTTGCCCTCGACCGTGTAGATCCACTCACTGTCGAAATCGATGCACAGGCCGGTGTGCGTCCCGCCGTTCCGGCCGAAGAACACCATCGCACCCCGGGCGGGATACGCGCTGAAGCGGCCCTGCTTCTTGAACCAGGCGACACCGGCCTCGCAGCTCGCGGTCTTCGGGTACAGGGCCGAGAGGCCCGCCTCGGCCGCACACCAGGCGACGAACGCCGCGCACCACGGCCAGCCGTAGCCGTCCTGGTCGTAGCCGGGGATCTTGCCGAACCACCGGTTGTACTTGGAGTCGTTGACCCAGTGGCCGCCCGACCGCTTCTCGTGGGTGCCGACCTCGGCCTTCGCTATGCCGCTGATCTTGCTTACCTGACTGGTCACGAAAGACCCTCCTCGGGACATGCGGAAGGCCCCGCCGACAGGGCAGGGCCTTCAAGGGGTGGAAGTCTCAGACGGAGACAGAAGAGATGTGGGAGTCGAGGCGCTCGGCGACCGCCAGGCGCTCGACGCGTTCATGGGACAGCTCGGCCCGCAACTCGCGGATGTCCCGGCTGTGTTCGGCCTGGCCTTCGAGGACGCGATCGAGTCCCGAGATCACGCGGTCGAGGTCGTCCCGGAGATTCGTCGTGTGCGTGTTGGAGACCTGATCTCTGGCCTCCTGTGTGTGCTCGCGTACTTCGGCGAGGGCCGCGCCCTGGCGCCGGACCAGCTCGATCACGACGCCCATGAAGGCTGCGGAGACCACTCCGCCGGCGGAGACGAGAGCCACCTGAACGTTGGGGTCGAGGGTCATCGGGACATGTCCCTTACGAGCTGCTCCAGACGCTCGATGCGCTCGGCCTGGTCCTGCACGACGGACAGCAGAGCCACGCCGAGGAGGTCATAGCGGAGAGCGTCGATGCGTCCCTCCTCGTCGTAGGTGACGATCTCGGGGAGCGTCTCGGCGACCTCTTCGGCGATCAGGCCGAACTCGTCCCGGAGGTAGTCGTCGCTGCCCTCTTCCTTCGGGCGTCGGTCGTATATGCGGGGACGCAGGGACAGGACCGCATCGGGGTCGATGTCGATGTCCCGAACGTTCTGCTTGAAGCGGCGCGAGCTGGTGTTGCGCGCGAAGGTGCCGTCACCCTGAACCCACACCGCGTAGTACGTCCCGGAGCCGGAGACGGAATCTGCGTGCACGCGCTTCGTGCCGTTGGACCAGGCGATCGTGTCCCCGGACTCCAGGTAGGACGAGTGCGAGTGGGACGACGGCGTGAACGTCGTCGGCTTCGAGGTGATGTCCGTCCACGCGTGGGAGTGCGCCGAGGGGGCGAAGGTCGTCGGCTTGCCGGTCACTTCCGTCCACGCGTGCGTGTGCGCGCTCGGGACAAAACTCGTCGGCTTGCTGGTGACCTGAGACCAGTCGTGCGTGTGCGCGGCCGGAGGCAGGGACGAAGGGCGGTCGGTGATGTCCGCCCACAGGTGCGTGTGCGTCGAGGGCGTGAACGTCGTCGGCTTGCCGGTCAGGGTCGACCAGGACACATTGCCGATCAGCGGCGCCCACGCCGTGTCGTTCCAGAACTCGAAGGAGGACGTATCAGCGTTCCAGCCGATCTGACCCAGACGCGGGGACGCCGGGCGGGTGTTCGTGTTCCAGCACAGGATGCGTGTCCCGACGAAGGGACGCGTTCGCGTGATGTCCGAGGACGTAATAGAGGTGACGTTCGCGTTCACGGTGACCTGCGCGAGCGGCAGCTCGTAGATGCCGGTGTCCGTCTGGGTCAGGGACGGCGGAGTCGACGAACCCGCGGTGCCCGTCTTGACCGCGAGGACGACGGAGTTCAGTGCCGGGTCGAGGCGCAGGATCACTCGGTCGACGCGCAGGGACGTATTCGCGGCCGGGATGGTGACCGTCTCCGTCGCGGTCGCCTGGGCCATGAATCCGCGGAGGAACGCCAGGCCGGAGGAGACGTTCAGGGTCATCGCGGTGCCGGCGGTGACCGTGAAGCCGGAGGAGCCGAAGCTCGCCACGACGCCCGAGTCCTGGAACTCGCGGAACATCTGCGAGAACTGGGTCTCGGTGACGGCCTGGGCGTCGAACGGGTAGGAGGTGATAGCCAAAGGGGAACTCCTTAGATGGCCGCGCCCGCGTCCTCGATCACGAGTTGCGACAGGGAGCCAGGCAGGTAACGGACCATGCCGTACGTCGCGGCGGCTCTGCGGGTGTTGAGGGTGACGCCGACCGTGACTGCCCCGGCCGGGGGGTTGTTGATGAAGCAGGCCATGTTGAGGCCGGTCGCCGAGTTCGAGTCGTCGTCGAACGTCGTGCTGAAGAAGTCGCCAGCGAGGGAACTCGTGGTCGCTACGGTCGTTCCGCTCGCCCAACGGACGGTCGTGTATCCGCCCTGCTTCGCGTAGCGGATGGCCGTGTTGGCGTTATCGCCCGTGCCGTCCGTGTCGACGGCTGCGATGCGAAGTGTGACCCGGTAGCACCTGCCCGCCTCGGCGGTGAACTGCTGGGTGTAGATCATGGTCGCGGTGTCGCCGACGTAGGCCGAGGTCGCGAGCGTCTGCATGACGACGATGCCCTTCGCGGTGTTGTCCGCGTAGACCAGGCGCCGCCACGGTGCCCAGCCGCTCGTAGGGGAGCCGTGCCGGACCCACTCTTCGTGCTTCTGGCCGTTGCCTCCGGTGCTTGACCACCGCTGGGTGACGTAGCCGGTAGTGGAGCCTGTAGACCAGAGGTAGCCGCCCATATCCAGGGAGGCGAAGGGCCAGCCGCCCGCCGTGGCGTCGGTTGAGGTGAGGTAGAGACGCGAGTCCTCGTAGGGGTAGGCGGTCGGGAGGGTCGCATTGTTGAAGTCGGCGGGCGAGATGATGTTCTTGTAGGCGAGCTGGCGCCACGGTGCCCAGCCCGTATTGCGGTTGCCGCCTCGAATCCAGTCCTCGCGGTTCGTCGTGGCCGCGTGCGCCCGGTTCCAGACCTGGAAGGCGTCGCCGTTCGCGACCCGGCGGGTCGTGACCCAACCGAACTTCCCGCCGAAGTCCCATCCGCCGGCGGTGGCCTCCGTCGCCGTGAGATACATGACCGACTGGCCCTCGGGATAGTCGTCGGGGATGCTCGCCTGCGTGAGGAGTCCGGCCGGGATCTCGCGCGGACCGGCCGGTTTCGCTTCCGCCGTCCGCTCCAGCGAGGAGACGCGGGACTCCAACTCCTTCTGAGTCTTCGCGTCGGCCGAGCTTTGATCGAGAGGGGTCGGGTCGCCGAGCATCGCGCCGAGCCGGTAGCCATCCTCGGTGACCCGCAGGACCATGCTCGTCACGACGGCCGCCATCTCGGTACCGCCGACGATGACGGTCACCTTGTCGCCGAGGAACCAGTCGCGGCCGAAGTCGAGCGCGCTGTCTTCCATCGGTACGGCCTGGGCCGCCTTGACCGTGGTCCCGCCATCGACGAGGGCCTCGGTCCCCTTCTGGGTTAGCTCGGCCGTGTCGGACGAGGAACGCTCATCGACGAAGCTCTCGATCCGGCGTCCCCAGTCGGACTCGGCTGCGAGGGAAGCGGCGTTGTCGACGGGGACGAACATGCGGTTCGAGCCGTCGCCGTCGCCGGCAACGATTACTCGAGTTTTTGCCGGCGTCGACACCGAGACGCGCTGACCGGCGAGCGTGTTGTTCACGACGCCCAGGCGGACTTCCTTCGTGCGGTCGGCGACCGCGTACGTCTCGAAGACCAGGTTCGAGCCCCGTTGGATGATGCGGAACCCGAGGCCCGCCGGTTCGGCCAGGGCCTTGCACAGCTCTCCGAGCTGCTCGAAGCGCGCGGCCTTCGTGACGGTCGCACCGCGGCCTCCGTTGGTGCCCATGATGAGCCCGGTCCGGCGCCGGTTGGCCGGGGCCGAGGGCCCACAGTTGAGGTTGACGTACGCGTGCATGAGCGCCTCGGCCGTACCCGTGCGCTCGTCGTACGCGAAGTTCTGCGTGTCCGCGTTGCCGTTGCCTGGGTCGGGCCAGGCGAGCATGTCCGACAGGATGATCGTGTCGTCCACGCCCTCGACGGTCAGCGTGCCCAGGGGGTCAGTCGCCGTGACTGCCGTCTCGGTCTTCGTCACCGGCCCCGAGAACAGGACGTCGGTCGGGCCGGTGACGATGATGCCCGCGCCGGGCGTCGCCAGGACGGAGGCGAGCGGATGGTCCGCGCTGATCGAGAGCTTCCACGTCGAGACGTTGTTGAAGATGTCCTCGGACTCCAAGAGGAGGAGGTCGGCCGGGATGGCGCCGATCCGGGTCAAGGTCTTATCCCGGACCTCGACGAGCAGATCGTCTTGCCGCACTAGATCACCACCCACTTACGGGGACGCCACGAGCACACGACCTTCGAGGCCGATGTCGTGTTCAGGAGAGAGGCCGTCACGGTGGACTGGCCGGGCGGCACCGACCAGAAGCGCGGCGCCGTCGCGAGGAGGCTGTACTTGTTCACGCCGTTGCCGTCCCTGACGGTGCCGGCGCCCATGTCGATGACGAGCTTCTCGCCGACCGCGAGCGTCCCCGACCACTGGAGCGTTTCGCCCGTAGGGCTGATCGCCTTGAACGTGTCGCCGGGGCCCGTGACCTCCCATACGGGATAGGCCGCAACGTCGCCATCGTTGGAGAGCTGGACGGAGCCGATCGCCTGCGACGGAGCGACCGGCAGGGCAACCAGGGTGCTCAGGAAGGCGCCCGAGGCAGCCCCGCCGATGGAGACCGTCTGCGCAGACTCCGACAGGAAGTAGGGGTTCGGGGCCCGGAGGGAGATCACCGTCTGCGTGTCCCGGTCACCCAAGCCCGGATCGATCGCCCCTCCGCCGGTCCAGCGGACCGGAGTTGACCAGCGCCCGCCGACATCATCGGCGTAGGTCAGGGTGCACTCGTCGGCCAGCACCCGCGCGAGGCGAGTCACCAGCTCGGCGAGGTGCACCCTGTCCCGACCAACGATGTCGAGGGGGATGTCGATGTCGCGGGGGAGGACGCGCCGCCCACGGTAGGCGGCGCCGTCCCCGGCCCCTTCGAGCCACTGCACGGCGAGCTGGGGCAGGCCCAGGCCGGTTATCCCGGCGAGGGCCTGGAACCCAACTCCATCCGTTTGCACCCCGGCCAGATCGAGCCTGTCCGAGGCGCTGCTCAGTTCGAGCTTCACCAGCCGACCATCCTTGCCCGCGAGGTAGCCGCGAACAGCTCCTCCTCGGACGAGAGGGAGTTGCCGGAACCCGCGTAGTAGTTCAGAACCTTCGTGACCGACTGGCCGGGGCCAGCCGCCGCGAGGCCGCCAGAGACGGCGGCAGAGACGGAGCGGGACGCGCCAGAGGTGGCGCTCTCCGCGAGGGCGTTGGACGCCCGCTCGACGTTGCCCGCCTGGTCCTCGACGCCGAGGCCGAAGCCCAGGCCCACGAAGTTGCCGAGCTTGCGGAACAGTCGCGAAGGAGAATGGATATCGAGCGCCTTCTTGATGGCATTCACCATCGCGTCGGCGATCTTCAACATCTGCTTCTCGATCGCGTCCTGCTGCTTTTCGAGGCCCTTGACGATGCCCTCGGCAGCCCGGATTCCCGCGTCGTACATGTAGTGCGCCGCAGTGGAACCCGCCGCGTTGGCGTACTTCTCCAGATCCTTTTGAAGCTCGTTGATCTGGAGTACGCCATCGACACCGGCATTCGCGATGGACTCGGCCGCAGCGAGGCCAGCCTCGGGACCGGCCATAGCGATCTGATCGAACGTGGCCTGATTCAGGCCGAGATCCTTCAGTCGCTTCAGGACCGCCGCGAACTTCTTAGCCTGGTCGACCGCGTTCTTCAGGTTCGACGTAACACCCTCGAACGAGGAGTCGTCGGCCTTTGTCACGTCGCCCAGACTGATAATGCGGTCTGCGACCTGCTCCTTGTACTTGACCAGATCCTCGCGGAGCTTCTTGAGCTTGTCCCGCGCGGCCTCCAGCTTCTTACTCAGGCCGTCCCACTGGGCGGCGAGTTGCAGAAGCGCGGTCCGGTCCTTGCCGATTCGATCCTTCAGGGCCTTCGAGGCGTTCTTCGGGATCTTCGCCGTCAGGTCGTTCAGTGACTTCTTGACGTTGTCGAACTCGGACTCAAGGCCCTTGATCAGACCCTTGATGATGAGGCGACCGGCGTCGTACAGAAGGACGGAGTCCTTCTTCTTCGGACCCTTCCAGTCCGGAAGCAGGTCCGTCAGCTCGCCGAGCTTGTCCTTGACCGCACCGAACATGCCGGCGATGCCAGAGATGAAGCCCTTGATCAGGGCGATACCGGCGTCCTTCAGGGTCGAGGCCAGCGAGCCGAGCTTCTCCTTGGCCAGCTTCGGCAGCTCGGCGACCTTGTCGGCACCCTTGCCGATCCACTCCTCGATCGTCTTCACCAGGGCGGTGAACTTCTCCATGGCCGTCGTACGGATCGAGGTCCAGCCGTCGGAGAAGAACTGCTTGATCTTCCCGAGGCCGCTAAGGGCCTTTGATCCGAGGCCGGAGAAGAATCCCGAGAAGCCCTCACTGATCGATGCCCAGGCGCTCTTGCCGAAGTCGACGACCGCCTTCCAGCCCGACTTAAAGGCTTCCTTGATGGCCATCAGGCCCTTCTTGGCGGCACCCAGCACGCCGACCGAGAGCCACGTAAGGAAAGCACCGAGGATCGTGTTCCACAGGCCCTTGATGATTTCCCACATGGACTTCAGGATGTTGAGAACATCCGTGCCCAGCTCATCCCAGTTGCCGGTAAAGAGATCCTTCCAGAACTCAAAGACGGCCATGATGTAATCGAAGGCGCCCGAGAAAATCTGCTTCAGGCCCTCCAGGATCAAGGACACGCCATTGATGGCGGAGATGAGCGATCCGACCAGTAGCTCGGCGATGAACTGAATTGCAGGCGCGAGGACCGGCATCAGGAAATCGATAAGCGACTTGATCGCTTCGAGGAAAGGCATGGCCGCCTCGACCAGGCGACCCCAGGCTTCCGCCAGGAGAGGCAGCATCGTTGCGGCGATGTTCTGTACCACTGGAATCAGTGGAAGCAGAACAGCCTGGAGAATCTCCAGAAGCACCGACACGAGCGGCATGGTTGCCTCGACGACGGCGCCGATGAACTGCGCGACGACCGGCAGGATCGGGGCCAGGCCCGAGATGAGCTGCGCCACGAGCGGAGCGACCGCAGTCATGATCTGCATGAACGCCTCAGCGACGATCGGCAGGACCGCAGAGAGCGCCGTGAACGCCTGGCCGAGGGCCTCGGAGATCACCGGGACCAGGGCCGCGATGATCGGCGAGAGCTGCTGGAAGACGCCGGTCAGGGCGCCGCCCAGAAGCTCGATGATCGGCAGGATCGACGGGGCCAGCGCGGTGAAGCCTTCCGCGAGCGGGGTCAGCGCTGCGGCGACGAGCGGGCCGAGCTGGGCCGCGAGGGCGCCGACGAGCTTCAGCAGGGAGCCGAACGCCGCGCCCAGGGGAGCCATCGCCGGGGCCAGGCCGTTGACCGCAGCCTGTATGCCGTCGAACAGGGCGTAGACCCCGCTGAAGACCTCGTCCTGGTTGAGGGCCGCAGAGATGGCGCCCACGGCCGTACCGAGGATCGTGCCGACCTGCGGGAGGATCTGAGTCAGGAGCCCAACGAACTGCCCGATGAACGCCTTGAACTCTTCGCCGCCAACCTTGTTCAGGTTGCTCATGGCGTCGTGCGCTGCTGTGAACAGGCCGACGAGCTTCGCCTGAACGCCGCTACTGTCGACGGCTTCGTGAATGCCGGCGAGGGTGTCGCGGAGCATTCCGAGCGTCGAGCCGCCAGCCTCGTTAGCCGCGCGAGCGAGGCCCGCGAAGATGCCGCCGGTCTCGTAGATGACGCCGCCGAGATCCTTCAGGGCGGTGATGCCCTGGTCGATCTCCTCGCGGAGACCGGACTCACCCTTCTTCTTGAGCCAGGTGTCCGCCTTCTCGGCCACGTCCACGAACCACTGGGCCAGGCGCGGGAGGTATCCGGCGCCGACCTCACCGAGGATCTTGATGATGCTCGCGAAGTGCTCCGTGCCGCCCGTGGCGATCTCGATCGACTTCGAGAGGTCGTCGAACATGCCGCCCAAAGCGGGGGCGAGAGCGCCCTTCAGGGAGGTGGCGAACCCGCCGAAGAACGAGCCGAGCTGAGTCGAGGTCTTGGCGAACCCGTCGCGCAGCTCCGGGAGGAGCGTGTCGATCAGACCCCTGATCGGCTCCTTGGCCTTGTCCCAGAAGTTCGAGCTGATCAGGTCTTGCAGCTTGGAGAACTGGCCCTTGACCTCGGGAAGAACCTTGTTGAAGTCCTTGAAGGCCGCGACCGTTGCACCAAGGCCGATCGCCATTCCGCCGAGAATTCCGGGCAGGGCGAGGGACGTTGCGCCGATCTGCGCCAGGGACGCGGACAGCGTGAAGAGGTTCGACGCGGCCGAGATGCCCCATGCCGACAGGCCCGCTATCGCGGTCGCGATGGTGCCGATGATCGGCGTGGACCGGTCGAGGTTCCGCAGGGTGTTGCCTAGCTTCTCGAAGATGTCGCCCAGGACGCGCCCGCCCGACAGTGCCGCAAGCATGGCGCCGGCAGACGCAGCGGCCGACAGGGAGACCTTCGGGAACAGGTTGACCACGCGGTCGCGGGTCAGGCGGGCCAACGCGAGCGCGACCGCAGCCATCGCGCCGTGCGACACCTCCGGCTCGACGGTCGCCTTGAGCTTGTCGATCTTGTCCTGAAGGTCGTCGATCTCCCGCTCGACCTTGCGCTTCTCCATCGCGTCAAGCTCGGGCGTGATCTTCGCCTTGAGGCTCTGCATCTGCTCGAAGGCCGCTTCGAGCTGCCGCTTGGTCGCGGCGACTTCCTTCTCGTCGAGCTTCGGCCGGACCTTGATCCCGTCCATCTGGGCCTGAATCTCGTCGCGCGCCTTCTGCGCGGCCTCGCGATCCGCGGCGACCTTGGCCCGAGCCTCCGTTTCGAGGATCGCCTTCATCTCGGCCTGAGCCTTGAGGAGCGACTTCTTGTCGAGCTTGACCTTGATCTCTTCGCGGCCCAGCTCGGCGAGCTGCTCCTCGACCTGGGCGAGGGCGGCCTCGACCGAGGACATCGACTTCTTGTCGACCTTCAGGTCCAGCGTCAGGTGCTTCTCAAGGCGCTTGCGCGCCTTCTGGAGAGCCTTCTCGTCGAGCTGGACCGACAGGTCGATCGTCTTGAACTTCGCGAGTTCAGCGTCGATCTGGCCAATCGCAGCCCGCACCGAGTTGGACGAGCGGGGGTCGAACTCGATCTCCAGCCGGCGGAGCTTTTCGAGGCGAGCCTTGGCGGCCTCCAGCGAGGCCCGGTCGAGCTTGACCTTCAGCTCTACCTCGTCGAGCTTGGACAGCTCGCGCTCGATCTCGGAGATGGCCGCGTTGATCGAGCCCTGCGACTTCTCGTCGACCCGCAGCGTGATGTGCGCGATCTCGTCGAGCCGCTCCTCGAACATGTCGAGTCCGGCGTTCAGGTCATCCGAGTTGAGACCGATCTCGATGTCGGTCTCGCCGAGCGCTTCGAGGGCGGCCTTCACCTTGGCCACGGCCGCGACGACCGAGCCCTGAGAGTCGAGGTTGACCCCGAGGTGCAGGTCGGTCAGCTCCGCCTGTGCGGCGTTGCGGGAGCGGCGGGCCTCGTCTACAACCTGCTTGCCGTTGGCGCGGAAGATGATGCGGTGCTGGTTCGCCTTGTTCTGGTACGCCTGCACGGCATTCTTGACCTCGGTGGCCATGCCGTGAAAGTCGAGCCGCGTATAGAAGGCGATCTTGCGGACATCGGTGGACTTGTTGTCCCGGTTGATGTCCCGCACGATTTGCAGGACATCGGCCCGCGCACCCTTGGGATCGGCCTTCGTCTGAATGGCGATCGTGAGATCGTTCTCGATCTTCTCAAGCTGCTTCTTGAGTTGCTGCTTGAAGCCGGATGTATCCGGCACGACCTTGACCGCTACGCGGCCGACTACTTGAGCATCCGACACCGGCTTACCTCCGCTGGAACAGCTTGTGAAGTTCCGCGACGGAGCGCGGCTTCGGCGAATCCGCCTTCTTTTCGGCCTTCTTCGGCTGCGGCCTCGGATAAGCAGGGATCTTCGGGGCCTTGCCCTTACCCCACTGGCCAGTGGCCCTCGTGTTCTGATTGATCGCGTCGAACAGGTCGGCCGACATATGCCGGTCCTGACCCCAGCCGAAATGCTCACGGCCGCCCGACGCGAGGGCGACCGTAAGAGAGGTGTCGGGGAGCCTCTGCACAAGCATGAGGACGAGAGCGGGAGAGGGCCCCCGGCCCTCTATCACCTCGGTCAGATCGACGCCGAAGTGAAAGAGGAGATCCGGGTAAAGGCCCTCCCCGTATTCGTCAATCAGCCCTGCGAGGCCGAGGCTTCCCCCGACTGGGTGCTCTCCCCGTAGTGGCCGAAGATTTCGGCCAGGATCGCGAGGTCGTCACCCACGGCTTCGAGCAGCTTGTTCGCCGCGGCCTCCGAGGCGGCGACGACGCGGATCGCCTGCGAGAGCACGGCGGCCTGGTCGCTGTCCTCCTTGCCGAGCTGGTCCTGAACGGACATCAGCTCGTCGCGCTTGGCCTTCGTCAGGCGGAGGGGGTTGAGGAGACGAACGACGTCGCCGCCGAACTCGATGTCGGTCGAGCCGTACTTGCGCTCAGCGGCGGCGCGGATGTCGTCGAGAGAGTAAGAAGCCATGGGGTTGCGGACCTCCGTGTGAAAGGGAAAGGGGGGAGAGCTGCGGACCTGAGAGAGAGGGGAGAGCCCGGCGCGGACGGGTCCGCACACATCCGCGCCGGGTGGTCATCACGGAGCCTGGCCAGCCACCCAGGTGGTTCCGTTCCAGTACGCCTTCGAGGTGCCGTCGGCGAGGAGGACGTACTTGCCGGTCGTCCAGGCGCTCGTCGGGGTGGCGATCACGCTGGACAGGGCGGCGAGGGTGGCGGGAACGTCAGCGCCATCGGGGGTGTAGGTGCCCGGGGTGCCGGCGGATGCGCCGGTCGCCAGGAGGCCGCCCAGCGGGGTGATGGCGTAGGTCCAGACGTTCGAGCCGTAGGCCATCGGCTTGACGCCGAGAGGGAGACCGGCGAGCGACTCGGTGTCCGAGATCGCCATGTCGTCGGCTCGGTAGATTTCCGCCTTCGGAGCGTAGAAGGCGAAGTGGTTATCGCCGTCCACGAAAATGGCCAGGAAGGCCGACTGCGTGGGCTCCGGGCTGGTCGGAACACCGACCGAACCGTCCGGCAGAATCGGCGCGTTGGCGCCGAAGTACAGCTTCAGTGCAGCGGTGTCGAACTGCTGCAAAGTGAAAGTCATGGTCTCGGTTCGCGCCGAGTACTTCGTCCGCAGGCTCTTGTTCTGGAGAGAGCCGATGGTCGTCGCCTCGCCGCCCTCGGAGGTGATTCCGAAGACGTCTTCGAGCGAGGTGTGGCCGACGTTGGCCCACGGAGAAGTGGGGGTCAGAAGGTCCGCCGGCATCGCGGTTCCGACGGGCGCGGTCAGGTAGTTACCGGACCCGACGACCAGAGTTGCGCTGTCGTTGATCGGCAAGGAGTTGCATCCTTTCGGGCACGCAAAAGGCCCGCACCTCGGATAGGCACGGGCCTTGCGTGAGTGGGTTGGTCAGAGGGAGTAAGGGCGAATCCGCGGCTTGCGGATCTGGATGTCGTAAATCGACTCGTAGCGCCAAACCCCCGTGGGGAGGTCCGCGTATTGCACCGGCCCCGTCGCGGTGGCCCAATCCGTTGCGCGTCGCGGCGCGGAATTCAGGTCCACGCGGATGATGTGGCCGAGCCGGGGATAGACCTTCTGGTTCAGCCACGCATTACGCAGGACGACGCGGACGGCCTCGGAGAGGATCGCCGCCTCTTCGTCGCCGTTAGGGTCCGGGACGAAGCAGTTGATGACGATGCGAGCTGCATCGGTGAAGCGGGTGTCTCCCTGCCACTCGCCCCACGTCGGGTCGCGGCGGACCAGGACGAGGGGGAACGTCTCGTGCGCGTCTACGAGGGACTTGACCCGGATGCCGGGCAGGCCCTCGCGCAGGACGGAAAGGAGGAGATCCTCGACCGGTGACAGCTCGGCCATCGCCTTGATGTGATCGGGCAGTCCGGCCATCAGTCGAGATGCACCTTCCCTCTCCGCCGCTTCGTCAGGTTGGCGGCGCGGGTCAGGATGAACAGGCCGTCGGCGGCCGGGATGATGTCGAGGTAGGTCTGACCGTCCTTGCGCTTGCGCGTGATGAACTGCTCGGCGCGGCCGAACTCGATCGAGAGCGCGGCCTTGTCGCCTCGGTCGTCGTCGAGGATCACGTACTTGTCGACGTCGCCGTCTGCGACATCGATCGACGAGTGCCCCTCGGCGTACGCGGACTCGGCGCGGGCCTGAAGGAGAAGCTCCTCGGCGCGTACGGCGATCTGGAACCGCCGCTTGTCGAGTTCGGCCTGAACGTTGGGCAGGACCGCGACGACGCGTTCGAGCTTCCGCTTCCCGCCGTAGTCGTAGATGTCTGCCATCAGGGCCGCTCCCGAATGTCGATGGACCAGTGACGGGTACGGCGCTCGCCGTGGTGGTAGGCCGGAGGCGTCACCACGTCCCACATGCGGCCCTGCCACTGAACGCGGGACCACAGGGAGACGCCCTGAACATGGGCGTCCACGATCATCCGCGTCACGTTGATTTGCTGCTGACCAGGAACCTCCGCCTTGCCGGACCGCTGCGGCACGAACGCCGCCCGGACCGAGATCGGGTGGTCCTCGTCGAGGGCGATGACCGTGTTACCCCGCCGGTCGACGGTCTCCTTCGTCGCCCACACGATCGCGCGCTGACCGCGCTTGCGCTGGACGCTCACCAGGGACTCACCGCATCACCGAATAGAGGGAAGGGGTCGCCCTGGCCGGTCGGCACGTATCCGCCGGCATCAACTGACTGGGGCTTCGTACCCCAGGCGGAGACGCTCGCGCTGTAGATGCCGCGCTTGCGGCCCGCGAGTTCCTCCAGGAGCCGGACCTCTTCGCGGGTGAAGTACACCGACCCCGAGTCCCGCCCGTGCGCGTCGGACCACTGGAGCATTTCGTCTCCGGCCCTCGACTGGACGTAGCCGTTGGGGTTGCGCACGTAGCGCGCGGCCGACTTCAGGACGAGCGTCTTCACCAGGCGGGGCGCCTGGTCCTCGGGCCACTCGCGGCCGTAGGTGGCCGCCAGGTCCGAAGCATCCTCCAGCGCCCCGGCGGCGATACGAAGCTCGTCCTCGTCCAACTCCCAGTCGATCCGGCCCTTCAGCTCGTCGAGGGTTGCGTACGCCATGCCTCGACCTCCTCTCTGAAAGGCGGGCGGGCCGCGCTCCCGGTCTGCCCCAGGTCACGCGGCCCGCCCTAGTCGGATCAGACGTTGGCCGGGTCGGTCTCCGCCTTGTAACCGGCCGGGGTCCAGACCTTCGCGTCCGAGACGCCGGTGATGACGGCCAGCTCGGAGCCCGCGGCCGGGTAGTCCGACTTGTCGTCGAGCTTCAGCTTGATGCCGCGCACGAAGTGCTCAGAGGTCGAGATGACCTCCTTGCCGTTCGCCTGGTCCCAGCCGACAAGGACGTCCTTGACGGTCTGGAAGCCCGCGTAGGTGTTCACGACCGAGCGGTCCTGCATGTACGTCGGGTCGTAGTCGCGGACCCAGCGGGCCGCGATGCCCTCGAAGGACTGGGTCGCGCCGAACGGGACGGACTGAGGGACGGACGGGGCGCCGGTCAGGAAGATGAACGCGGAGCCAGAGAAGGCGTACGCCTCGTCGGCCGGGATGGTCTGGTCGACGACGATGCGGAAGCCGTAGCGGTCGCCCAGGGTGGCGGTGCGGATCGCGGACTCGGCCGCGTCGTCGCCGACGTTCTGTGCGAGGTTCATCTTGTCGTCGTTCAGGAGCGCCGACTCGAAGTCGGTGCCGACCAGGAGGTACCGGTTCCCCTCCGGCGCGTGGAACGCGTTCAGGACTCGACGCGCCTCGATCAGCGCGCCCCGAAGGTTCTGCTGAGCGTTGCCGATCTTGACGTTGTAGGAGGCGCCGGTCAGGGTCGAGACAGCCCGGCGGGCCAGACCGCGAGCGACCGCCTTGACCTGCGGGCGCAGGAGCTTGGACCACTGGTCGATGTCGAAGTCATACTGCTCGTCGGTCAGCTTGACGGCCGAGTACACGTTGCCGCCGAAGGTGACGGGGATCTTCCGCTCGCTGTACTCGTCGAAGACGATCGGGTTGGACCGGTCGTTACGGAACGCGTAGTCGTGGAACGGCAGGACGCCCTCGACGGGGACGGAGATGGTGTCGTTCTCCGCGCCCTTGAACTGGTCGATCCCCTGCTTCTGCATGAGGTTGGGGATGATCAGCTCCTGCTCCAGCATCCCGACCGCAGTGGCGGCGAGCTTCTGGGGCTTGACGATCTGGTGCTGCACGGTGGGCACTGAGGCTTACCTCCGGGGCATGAAAAAACCCCCGGCCGGTCAGCACGGGGGGCGAATGAGGGTGGTCATCGGGGGCGCTAGAAGCGCCGCGAGCGCCGCGCGAGCTTGCGCGGATTCATCTCTCCGTCGTCTTCGTCGGACGGGTCGAGGCCGCCGCTCAGGGCGGGCGGGGCGGTGGGGGCGAGAAGCGCCTGAAGGGCCTTCGCGTCGGCCTCCAGCTCCTCGGGCGTCGCGCCGGTCAGGCGGGAAGCGAGGGTCTCGGGGAGGTCGAACTTGCGGGCCACAGTGGCGACGAGGACGGAGCGCTCAAGGCGAGCGTTCTCGGCCTTCACCTCGGAGAGGGCGGCCTCGAACTCCTCGGCCGTCTTGGCGCCGGAGAGCTTCTCCTCGGCGTCCCGCAGTCGAGTGCGGTAACCGGCCGCTTCGGTACGAGCCTTCGTCAGCTCCTTGCGGGCCCACGGGGGAAGCTCGTCTTCGCTGCCGCCGGACTCGGCGCCGGCACTCTCCTTGTCGTCCGGCTTCTGCTCGTCGTCCGGCTTCTCGCCGGGCGGGGCCTCGCCGGTCGGGTTCTCCTCGTTGGGCTTCTCAGACACTTCACGCCTCCGGGGCAGTGGTCGTGGATTCCCGCGCCTCCTGGGCTGCGGCTCTCTGCTTCTGGCGGATGAATCGGCGCCAGACCGATACGGCGTCCTTGCCGGTGTGGCCCTTCGTGACCTCTGGCCACAGGGCCATGTACTGACGGGACAGGGCCGTCAACTCGCTCGCCTGGAACTGATCCCGATTCCAGATCGGCATCGCGTAGCAGTGGCAGTTGTCGTGATATCGGTCGCCGTCCTTGAACAGGGCGGACGACTGGGTCTTGTAGACCGCACCGCGGCTGATGAGCATCGCGCACCAACCGCAGGGGGTACCGGTGCGCGACAGGCGTACGTAGCCGATCGCCCGCCGGTCACGGGTCATGTGGGTCCAGTTCGAGGACCGGCCGCCGTTCATGGCGATACGGGACGCGGCTGCGGCCTGACGGGCGCCCGCCTGGCGGTGGGCGTCGTCCGGGTCGGCGTCCTCGACGGTGAGCTTCTGGTCGAGGTTGCGGGGGCCGAGCGCTTCCAGGATGAGCCGTAGCTCCTCCTCGGCTTGGCGCTCGATCCGCTCCTCTTCCTCGCGAAGGCCCTTCAGCTCCTCGACGAGGATGCGGTCCCAGTCGTCTTCCTCTTCGTCCTGTTCCTCGTCGTCGGTGACCGGCTCGAAGTCCTCGTCCTGGTCCTCGTCGTCCTGGTCCTCGTCGACCGGCCGTGAACTGTCGGGCGCCTGGCCCGGTCGGTTCTCTTCGGCTGCGGTCTCCTGGGTGCCGGCGGACCTCGAGGTTTTTGAGTCCTGGACAGGGGGTCGATCCGAGGGCGACTGCGCGGGTGGCTCGTACGTACCGGCCAGCGCCGCGAACTCCCGCCGAAGGTCGGCGAGCGTCACGTACGTGGGCTCGGGGTGGTACGGGTCGGCGACGGTCGACCCCGTCTGGAGCGCTCGCGCCAGTCTGTAGTAGGCCCGCGCGAGGTCGCGCGACTGGCGACGCCGGGACATCACCATCGTGATGGCCTTACGCAGCCATCCGCCCGCAGTGACGGCCCGAGAATTGGCCGGGACGTCCGCCCAAAGACGCATCGCCTCGACCGTGGTCTCTGCACCGATCTGGGTCAGGGCAAGGTGGTAGGCGGCCGAGACGTCATCGGTCTCGGCCTGCCTCGTCGTGCGCGTCATGCAGCCGCCGGCACTTCGTCCGGCACCTCACCCGAAGGGAAGGGGTCGCCGGTCGCCCGCGACAGCGCGGAAGCGAGCTGCCCGACCGAATCCTCTTCGTCCGCGAGGTCGTCCCACTCGTCCAGCTCGGTTTGCGTGACGTTCGGGACGCGCTTCCACAGGCCCTTGGCCGGGATGCCGAGCTGCTCGCGCAGCTTGCCCAGCGCGTCAGCGGCCTGCGCGAGGGAGCGCTGTTCCATGTCGCGCCAGAGAACCTCGCCCTTGAAGTCGTCGATTCCGGACGCGCCTTCCAGCTCGGCCGCCAGGCGGAACACCCTCTCCCAGGACTCGCCGAAGAGGGTCCGGAACTCCTGGATTTTGCGACTCAGGGCGGTCTCGGCGGCCTGGAGAGCCTCGGCGCTCAGGTTCGCGATCTGGCCAAGCAAGTGATGCGGCGGGGTCTGCGAGATGGCACTGAGGTGCCTGATGGACATGTCGATCGAGTCGATGAACCCGCCGAGCGGGGTCTCGTCGAGGCTGCCGAATCTCGTGTCCGGGTCCTCCGCGAAGAGGAACCTCTTGGCGTTGTGGTTGATCGGCAGCGGGATCGGGTTGCCGTCCGTGTCGAGGACGATCTCGCCCGTCTCCGGGTCGCGCTGGACCGGCGGGGCCATGCCCGTGACCGTCCTGACCTTCACCGAGGCGTAGGTCTGCGCGACGAGGAGATCGAACACCGTCTGATTGATCCGGTTCTGCAACGGGATCATCGGCTCGACCACGCCGACTGTCCGGCCTTCGAGGTCGACCGACGCCGCGAAGCGGGTGACGGGGCATTCCGAGGCGCCGTGGCGCTTGCCCCTGCCGACCCGAACGCTCTGTAGGTCGTCCAGCGAGACGAAGGTGACCTCGTGCTCGAAGCGGGCGTCCCACATACGGGCCTTGCCGCGCTTGCCGTCCTTCGGCCAGGCCGTCACAGTCAGCGCGGCGTACGGGGTGTCGTCGTTCGCGGCGTCCTCGTACAGCGCGGCCGTGCGCATGGCGGACAGACCCTTCGTCAGGACCCGTCCCTTCACGCGCTCGGTCAGCGTGAAGCTGTGACCGTAGGTGAGAGCGCCCCTGTAGACGGCCGTCTGTCGGGCGTCGAGCCGGGAACGCTGCCAGTGCTCCCACTGCGGGGAGGACAGGTCCGTCGCCGAGCCCTTGCCCTGGTCGTCGCCTGCGCGGTAGCCGTCCACGTAGAGCGCCTGTACTGGCGTGTTGACCAGCAGGGGCGTCCAGTTGGAGACGGCCCGCTTCGCGAGGAGGCGGTACTCGTCGTCGGCCATGGCGGGCATGTACGGGTCGTCATGCTTGCCGTGGAGATAGTCGTCGATCCGCTGGAGCCGGAGCTTGTCCCGACCGAGGATGGCGAGCAGTTCCGCCGCGAGGGCGGTGGTTGTGGGGTCAGCCATGGTTCACCACCCTTGGTCTCATATTTACACCACTACAGGAAGAACCCTCGGCCGGACCGTTGACGGACCTTCTTGCCTCGGGCGCGCAGGTCGAACAGGGCCTCGTGCGCCAACATGAGCGCGGCGTAGGCGTCGACCTTGCGGGGCGACTCCCGGCTTTCCTTGCCGAAGGAGACGCCGTAGTTGTTCGTGCGCCGGACTGCATTCAGCACGTGCCGGCGGAGCTTGAGGTCGCCGTCGTGGACGAGCTTCTTGTCGAAGACCGTGCGCATCAGGCGCTCGTGCGCCATCGTCGCGGCCTTCAGCGAGGACCGCATGTCCCAGCCGATCGCGTCCTTGCCGGGCGCCTTCACGGCCAGGCCCTCGCCGTACGTCTCCGACCACTCGGAGATGTACGACTCCCACAAGGCAACATCGGCGTAGAAGCCCTGCACGGAGAACACCTTGAAGGCGTCGTGCACGGCGCTGTCGACCTGCAAGCGTGGGACTTCCCAGTCCTTACCGGCCGGGCCGTCCGGCTTCTCCCACAGGCCGATCACGAAGGCGTACGAGTCCGAGATGCGCAGCCCGATCAAGGCTGTGCTGTCGTCTCTCAGGCCGCCATCGAAGCCCATGACGATCTCGTCGCCGGGCTTCAGCTCCAGCTCATCGCGCCGCAGGACATCCCACTCGGCCGGGCCGTACAGGGCATCCTCGGAGGCAACGATCTGGTTCAGCCACATACGCCGCGAGCGGCTCGGCGCGATCGTCGTGTCGAGGATGGACTGAAGGATCGTTTCGACCCGGAGCCAGACGGCGTCGCCCCTGATCTTCGGCAGGACGATCCGGATCGCCTCGGGCGTCAGTGGGGTTGCCGGGTGCGCCTCGATCGAGTCGTACATGAAGCCGATGTCCGAGGCCCGGCCTTCGCGGATCTTCTCGAAGGCTTCGCGCATCCGCTCGGCGACTGAATCCTCGCCGGGGAGGTAGGCGTTCGTGATCGCGAGGTAACGGCTGTCCTTCTTGGTGGCGTTACCGTCGATCGTCTCGTACATGCGATCGCCGTTATTGCCGGTCACCCAGTGGTGCGTTTCGTTCAGCACGGTGAAGGTGACCCGGCCGCCCTCCAGGGCACGGAAGGAGCTGGTGACCGCTTCAAGTCTCTGCCGGCCACCGTTCGCACGGATCAGCTCGGCGCCCGCCTTGATGCCGTACGTCTCGATCAGCTTGTCGCTCATCAGGGACGGCATCAGGGTCATGGTGTTGCGGGTCTGGTCGCGCGATACGGCCGCGATCTGTACCCACGCCTGGGGGTGGGGGACGCCTACCGGCTGCCCGTCCTGCCAGTGGGAAAAGCGGCTCGGGCCTACGAACTCGACGAGCGAGACGACCGCGAGGAGAGGGTCCTTGCCGGTAAGCCCCAGCCCTTCAAGCGCTGGAGAACTCCCTTGCGGTAGACGAAGCGGCCGTTCTCGTCGACCGCGTACCACCACAGGACGAAGCGGAGCTGCTCGCGCGTGAAGCGCCAGGGCCCGCCGTCCTCCGCCTTGAGGAACTCTGCGGCCCAACCGGCGATCTGCCAGCCGAGTGTGTGCTCGGGCAGCTTCCAGGACCGGTCAGGGTTCCGCAGCCATGTCGGGCCGAGGAACGTCGGCTCCAAGGCGTCGATCTCTTCTGCTGTGAGGGCTGAAATAGGACTCACCTCCCCTCGTGGTTGGGCCGCCCGAAGGGCGGCTCACCTACTCGGCGAGGCCCAAGTCCTTCTTGTAGTCGGCGATGGCGAGCACGGCCGCGGATTGCTCCTCGGGCTCGGGCTCGTGAAGCTCGATGCGCACACGGCGCCGGTCGCCCTCGGCGACGAGCAGCCGCTCAAAGGCGCTGTAGATGGTCTGGAGCATCTGGCCCGACCGCTTCCCCGACTTCTTGTAGTAGGAGAGGTCTTCGCAGAGCGAGTACGCGAGGGCCCAGTCGCTCGCCTGGTAGAAGTCGGCCTGCCCGGACTCCTTCAGGGAGTCCCACAGGCGCTTCGCGATCGGGTGCCAGTTGCGGTCACCGTTGGGAACCTTCGTCGGGCGCGCGAGACCGCGCGTCACCGACTGCACATCACTGCCCTTGCGTTCGCGGGGGCGAGCGAGGTCGGCCTCTCGGTTGGGTACGGGGCCGGGCATCGGCTCACCCCCTCACATCAGGCGACGAAGACGTACACGTAGTGGCCGAAGGAGCCCACGGCGAAGCCGATAGCCGAGCGCCAAGGGTGATCCCGGTTGTAGTGGACGGGTCCGACATGTAGCGGAAGCCACCTGACCCAGGTCCGTGCGCGGGCCGTGCCGAAGTGCAGGTTGCGTCGCATCAGAACGTGCCCCCGGTTAGGAAGTGGATGGAGAGCCAGGCCATGCCGCAGGCCAGGACCGCGCGGCGAAGTCGAGTGGTGCCGTCCGGCACGGTGTCCTTCGCGGTGTGGAACCACTTCCAGACGTGCTCGGACAGGGTGTCGCCGGGTTGCCGGCGGGCGAGGGCCACGCCCTCGATCACGACGAAGGACGCGATCCACGCGACCCATGCAGCGGTGAACATGGCCACCCCCTTACATCAGACCGGGGTGAGCCTCGGTCCGGCGGAACCGCCTGTTGATCCGGCGCCGGTTGGCAGCCATAGCGAGGGCCCCCTCGCGGGACGACTTGGCCTGGTGATGAAACCCGCAGAGCGCTCGAAGGTTGGTCTCTCGATGGTCATCACCAGGCACGATGTGGTCGACGTCCGTAGCGGGCTCGGCACAGCGCTCGCCGTACTGATCGCGGTGAGTGCAGCGGTGTCCGTCCCGCCGAAGGACGCGAAGTCGGATGCGCGGCCAGTCCGCCGGCAACCTCTCGCGCCGGTCGGAGCCGTTCCAGTTCGGCACCTACACCCCCAGGTCGAGGAGAGCCTTGAAGGCGCATGCGGCCTGCTGGGGCACGACGCCGTTTCCGAGGATCTGGAGCTGCTGTCCGCGCGTCAGGCCGGGGATGCCGGTCACGTAGCCGAGGGGGAGGCCCATCAGCCACTCAACCCACTCGACCGTGACGCGCGGGCCGCCCTTGCGGCCCACCTCGGTAGGGGGCGGGGCGGCGCGGCCGGTCACGTCCTCCCACTGCCGGATGGCAGCGAGGTACTCGCCCCACCAGTGAGCGGGAGAGTGGGGACCGTCTACCGCGGCTTCGGGCTCGCGGCCTTCTCGGATCGCTTCCGAGTAGGGGAGGAGGTAGCAGACCTCGTCGTCGAGGGTCGGACCGTGGCCGCCTGCGCGACGCTCAGCGGGTGGGCGAGCGCCGCCGTTAGATCCGAGGTTCGCCGTCGGTGTCTTCAGGGGTCGCGATACAGAACCACCGGTCACGGAGGTGAGGGGCTTGAGCTGCGGTAGCTCGTACGCAGATCCACCGCGCGCTATACCCGATCTGGGCCAGGTCACGGAGGACGACTTCGAGGCCGCGCGTCCGGAGGTTCGACACGTTCTCCAGGAAGACGTATCGCGGTCGTAGCGCGCGAACGCCGTCAAGGACGTTGACCCAAACTCCAGAGCGAGAGCCTCGAATTCCAACTCGTGACCCCGCAATGCTGATGTCCTGGCAGGGGAACCCTGCCGTGATCACGTCGACCTTGCCGACGAGCTGTGTCCAGTCGATCTCGCGGATGTCGCCCAGGTTCGGAGCGTCCGGGTACCTCTCGGCGAGGACCGCGCTCGGGCCTGGGGCGCTCTCCGCTACGTACGCGATGCGTCCGCCGACGAGCGGGGCGACAGCCATTCCCAGGCCGCCGTACCCTGCGCAGAGTTCGAGGATCTCCAGAAGACCCCCGACCCCGAAGTACGTATGTACGTACTTCGTCTTTCCCAGGTGGCCCCTCCGGGGCCAAGCCTGCAACTCGCGAACGTGCAAGGCGTCTTCATGCTGGCGAGCGCCGACAGGCGCTCAAGCCTCGCGAGCCTTGCGACTTACGTACTTACACTTATAAGTCGCTAGTTGATCTTGATTCCGGAAAGGCGAAAGCCTGTGACGTGCGTCACTTCTCGGCGGCGCCCGAAGGGCGACGGCGGAAGGAGGCAGCGGCGAGAGAAGAGGCGCCCCGCAGGGGCGACAGCGTGAAGACGGCAAGCGGATGTGGCGGCCGGTAGGCCGCCCCTTCATGAAGACGTGAAGACGTACTTCGCCCAGTCGAGCGCGGATAGAGTCGGCGCCATGGACGAGAGCGAGACCACCTTCACCTACGAGCTTCGCGTGCCGGCGGCAGCCAACGCGGGTGAGGGCTGGCAGGAGCCTGCCCACTCGGGCGAGATGACGACGTGGGGCGGCACCGCTCATGACCTCGGCCGCCTGGTCCTGGCGCGCTGGCGCGAGACGGCACCGGAGAAGTACACCGGGCTTCCGGCCGCCGTCGAGGTGCGCAGCGACGATGGGCGGCACGCTGTGATCGACGACCCGACTCCGGTTCACGGGCCGACGCTCGCGCTTGAGTGCGCGATCGAGGACGCGCAGGCCGCCGACCTTGCCCGGGACGTGAAGCGGCAGGAGCTTGCCGAGGCGATGCGGGACGCGAGGGAGTTCGACGCCCTGTCCGACCGGAACATCGAGCACCGCGTGCGCTTCGTCCTGGACCCCGACGAGGCGCGCCGAGCCCTGGGCGACGGCAAAGACTGACCTCGCCGCGGCTTCATTCCTGTGCAGTGCCGGCGGAGCCGCTGCAGGACGGCTGTACGGGCGCTGACCTGCGCATATGGACGCGGGGGCGGGCGAGCGCCGAGGGCCTCGTCGACCCTGGAACCGTGGCAGAATCCGAGCTGCTAAGACCTGGCGGCCCGGAAAGCCTCGCCCGAGGGGTCATTGCCCCACCCCCGCCCGCATCCCCCCACCTGCACGCATGTCGGCACACGAGGGCATCAGGCCGGCGTTTGCATGCGAAACGGACATCACGACATCAGGCCGGCGTTCGGCGGACACAAACGGACATGCATGGTCATCACTGTGCATTGAGTGCATCCCAAGACGTAGCGCACACCATGGCGCACAGCAGCACACACAGAGCACACAGCGCAGAGCAGGGCAGGCACAGGCACAGCAGCACACACAGCACAGAGCAGGCCAGAGCGGGCAGTGCGCACGCGCGTAAAGAGGCTAAAGACTCCGGGCCCTCACAGGCTGTGGAAACCGGGGGTTGTGGTGCGGCCCGTCGGTCGTGTTAAGGTGTGACCACACCACGACGAACGGCCCGGCAACGGGGCGGACGGATGGCACGCAGGACCGGGAAAACCGCAGCTCACGCAAGGGGGTTGCGGATCGGACCGGGAAGTGTGTTAAGGTGTGACCACGCCGACCGGGCCGCAAGGTTCGGGAGGGGTGCCGCAAGCGGCCACACGGTCCGGGCGGTAGGACAATGGGAGTGCCTACCGCTGACCAGGCCAAACGCGAAACTCCGAACGGCAAGCGTGATAAGGTGAGACCACGCCGAACCAGCCCGGTTCGGCAAAAAATACCGGCTGGTGTAAACTTTGGACCAGCCCTCACGGAAGACAGGTCACATGACCGAGTACGTGTTCAGCGACGCCGACCGCGAGTACGGCAAGCGCGTCGGAGTCAAGAAGTCGGACGGCGACTTCAGGTGCTACCAGTGCATCGACTTCTCCTTCTACGAGCGGGAGGTCGCCGAGGCGGACGCGGAGGAGCGGTGCGCCTACTGTGCCGGCTTCGTCTTCATCGCCCCGCAGGTGATCGCCCAGATGGAGGCCCCGAAGTCGGTCCGTCCGGTCAACCTGGCCAAGCGTGAGGTCCAGCGGTTCGACCTGCTGACCATCGCCTACAACCTCGGCCAGCGTCTCGAAGAGGTCTCGTACGCCTACGACAAGGCCCGTCACCGGATCGCGGAGCTGGAGGCCCAGCTCGCCGAGCGGGAGGACGCCGGTTTCGTCGAGACCAGCTCTCTCTAAAACCTCGGTGTAAACATTGGACCAGGCCGCCCCTACCCGCACAGGGAGAGGGCAGGGGCGGCCCCTCTCGAAACGAGGACACATGTCTACGATCGTTGCCCCTTCCGAGGCCCGCTGGTACCTGATGCTGATCGTCGAGGACGCCGAAGGCGAGACGACGTACATCGACCACTACCTCGACGACGAGCCCGAGGACGTGACCGCATTCCTGCCCGAGGGCTGGGAGCTGCTCGAAGACGAGTCGCAGGAGATCATCCGAGGCGCGCACGACTGCGAGTGCTGCGGGATGCACATCATGAACGCCCACGAGTGCGAGTCCTGCCGCAACGAAGACTGCGACCCGGCTAACTCGTGGCACTGCTTCACCGGGTACTGCGACGGCTCCGGGTGCACCTTCGAGGGCGAGTGCGAGCCGAACCACGAGGTCCGGGTCTGGCGTGAGAACGGCGACCTGGTGGGCCTGTGGGAGGTCGAAGCGCAGGCGACTGGCCGAGTCCTGGTGACGCAGCGCGAGGGATACGAGCGCGACGCCGAGTCCCACTTCACCTCGCTGTGGTCGGCCTGGCAGTACGCCCAGGGCTGCGCCCAGATGCACGCACAGACGCTCCGTGAGGAGTGCGAGTGCGGCGAGGACGACTGCGGCGTCCTGCACGAGCACGGGATCTCCGTGCAGGAGGTCACCTCGAACAGCGACCTCGCACGGGCCTGAGCCCCCTCTACTGCCGTCCCTCCCTGACTCCCCTCTCGGGGAGGGGCGGTCCCCAGCGCAAAGGCGAAACGCCCTCCGGGCGTCAGCGACAGGCGGGCCCTGTCCTCTGAACGAGCCATCCAGCGCCGTCAGTTCACCCCTCCGAAGTGAGGATCACATGAGCACCCTTCCCGACGCGATCAAGGCTGCCGCCGGCATGGTGGACCAGCACCGCGGAGTGGTCTGTCTCGCCCTCCAGACCGACAGCGAATCGCTGCGGCTCGCGGCCATCCGCTTCCGCAACAAGGCGATTCACCACCTGGCCAACGAGCGCGACGACGAGTCCGGCCTCGCGGGTCACGTCGCTACCGCACTGGCGAACTTCTCCAACACCCCGGCCCACTGGGTCGAGCACCACTGGCAGACCATCTTGGCCGCCGTGGTGCGCCGCGAGGCGGCAGACCTCGCGCACCGCCAGTCGATCTTGAAGTGGCTGGGCGGGTACGAGGGCCCGACCGACGCCCCCGTCTTCAAGACGCAGTCCTGGCAGTACAAGTCGGCCGGGGAGCGCGCCGAGGCGCTTGCCGAGGTCAAGGCCGCGCTTACCGCCGTACGCGACGCCTCCACCCCCGCCGCTGCCTGACCCCCTCCTCCCACGAAAGCGAGCCAACCATGATCACGCCCGACGACAAGATCGCCTTCATCGCCCCCGAGTGCGGCGCACTGTCCCTCCTCGTCCGAGTCGGCGACGTAGTGATCGCAGGATTCTTCGAGCCGCTCGAAGCCGACCCCCTCGCTCAGGTGGTCACGAACTTCGACTACCCGACCTACGCCGAGCGCGAGGCCGCAGCCAAGGCCCACATCGACAGCGCCGCGATCACCCACATCCTCGACGGCTGGGACCTGATCTCCGCCTGACCCCACCCACCGGCCGCCCCTGCCCAGACAGGGAGTGGGAGGGGCGGCCCCCTACCTCGAAGCGAGGACACATGATCACGGCCCGCAAGATCGACCCGCAAGTCTGGATCGGCTGCCTGGCCTGCTACAACGCCGGTCGCCTGGTGGGTGATTGGTACTCCGCCGACACGGCCGACCTGGTCACCCCGGCCGACCTGCACAAGCGGGAGACCTCCCACGAGGAACTGTGGGTGATGGACCACGAGGGGTTCTTCGGCGCGCTGGAGGGCGAGTGCTCGCCGTCCGAGGCGGCCGAGATCGCCGAGGCCCTGGCCAGCCTGACCGAGGACGAGGCCGGAGCGTTCGCCTGCTGGGTCGAGGTGTTCGGCGAGCAGTCCGACCGCGCCCACTGGGTCGACAAGTTCCGCGACGCCTACCGGGGCTTCTACGACGACGAGGCGGCCTACGCCCAGGAGTGGGCCGAGATGACCTCCTCGGACGAGGACAAGGAGCGCATGACGCGCTGGCCCTTCAACGAGATCGACTGGACGAGGGCGGCCGAGGAGCTGTTCAGCGGCGGCCTGCACGCCGAAGAGGTGCTCGGCGGAATCCACGTCTTCTGGTCCGACTGACCCGACCCCTTCTCGCAACCCGCAGTGTAAACATGTGACCACAGAGAGATACGCACATGATGCCGTCCATCAAGAACGCCGAGTCGATCGCGTTCAGCCGGATCAAGCTCCTCGTCGCCGACGTGCTGAAGGCCGCGCGAGAGGTCACTCGACGCGACGACGCCCCCGACACCCAGGAGGCGTACGCGCTCCTGAACCTCGCCCAGACCGCCGAGAGCCTGGCCCTCTCATTGCCGGTCGAGATGCTCCCCGACGAGGAGTGGCGCTACGTCAGCGACGCCGAGTACGCGGCCTGCGACGAGCTGCTCGCGATCCTCGCGGACCTCCCGAAGGACTGACCCAGGCGAGCGGCCCCTCCTCACAGGGAGCGAGGAGGGGCCAGCCCGAAAGGCTACCAATGATCACGATCATCTGCTCCGAGTGCAGCAAGGCCCCCTTCGGGGTGACGGCCTCCGGTCTCTTCCGCTGCGACCACTGCGCCTCCGAGATCACCGCCCGCGACCTGGTGCTCGAACCCGGCGAGGTCTGGGCCGTCGACTCCGCCGGCACCCTCGGCTACCTCCCCGCGCCCGACCACGCCTGACCCCCAACTCGCCTGAAAGGCAGGACACATGAGCACCGCCCCGTTCCTCGCGCCGTTCCTGAAGCCCACCCCGCGCAACCTGGAGACCCTTCCGGTCGCCTGGGCCCGCATGACCGAACTCGGTTACTCCCCTCGCTCCACCCCGGTCCCCGAGCCGGAGGGCTGCACCCGCACCCGGTGCGCCGGAGCCCACCACGGCTACCCCGGAAGCGAGCACCGCTGGGCCCTGGTCGACGAGCTGTGCGGCCAGGAGTTCACCGCCTACTACTCGCACATGCGGGACCGCAAGGGAGCCAACCCGGCGCCGCCCCGCCGTCACAAGGGCTGCCCGTACTCCGGCGCGGCGAACGCCGCGAAGCGTGCCGCCCGGTACGCCGAGATCGGCCGCCCCGTCCCCGCCTGGGACACCGACGCCCTCACCGCCACCCAGACCGCCTGACCCGAAGGGAACCAACATGACCGCCCAGCCCTACCGCTCCAAGCCCGTCGTCGGCGAGACCTTCGAAGCCGAGAAGGCCCAGATCGAGGCCGACATGCGCGAGGCACAGTCCCTCCCGATCGACGAATACTGCGGGTTCCTCGGCGACTACGGCCGCGTCCTCCGGAACATGGCCGACGCCTACCAGTCGCCCGATGTGGCCTACGGCATCCTCCTGCGCCACTCCGACGCCGTTCTCGACCGCATCGCCGACGAGGCCGACGCCGAGAAGCCCGGCGCCTAACCCCCAGCACGTATCCGGCCGCCCCTGCATACAGGGAGAGCGGGGGCGGCCCCCAGACGAGAGGCACCCGCCATGACCGATGTCCTGTCCACCACCGACGACGGCCGCCTCCGCGTCCGCCTGGTCCGCGACGAGCACGCCGAGAACCCCCGCAACGACGCCGAGACGATCGCCCACGTGATCACCATCGACACCCACCTCGGCCAGTACGGGCCGGTCGACCAGGACGGCGGACCCCTCGCCCACATCTGGCGCCGCCTGGCCTGGAACCAGTGGAAGGGAGTGGAGACCTTCGAGCGGTACGTCGCGATCATGCACGGCGGGGTCGTCCTGGAGTCCTCGCCCGAGCGGGGCCCGCGCTCCCTCTGGTACGTGACCGGCGAGGAGGCCCTCGCCCTCGACGCCGGACTCCTGACCGAGGGGTACGTCGAGGCCGAGATGCAGGAGTACGAGGCATGGCTCGCCGGAGACGTGTGGGGCTTCGTCGTCGAGGAGACCGACCAGCCCGACGCCGACGAGCCCGAGTGGGCCGAGGTCGACTCCTGCCACGGCTTCTACGGCGGGCCGTTCGCCCGAGCCCAGGCCCGCGACGCCCTCCGCTTCTACGCCGGGCGATCCGCCGGCACCACTGCCTGAACCCGAAGGGAAGTCCCATGAAGACACACACCGACCGCCTGCCCCTCTCGGACGGCGCGAGCATCCGAGTACGCATCGAACGCGGCCTCACGGGCGACGCGGTGTTCCACGAGCAGAACACCAACAACCCGCGCGGCGGGGGCCGGGTCTACTGGAGCGGCGAGGGCCTCTACCTGATGTTCGGCAACGAGCTGCTCCGCATGCAGAACTCCCGCTTCGAGTTCGCCGAAACCGTCGCCGACGCCGCCGAGAAGTCCCTCGCCTTCTTCGTGGAGTGCGCCGAGAGCTGCATCCGCCACGCCCGAGACGAAGGCATTCCTGTCTCGCAGTGCTACGGCGACTGACCACCACCCACCCCCACGGCCGCCCCGTCCATACAGGGAGAGGGCAGGGCGGCCCCCTCACAGAGAGCAGAGAGACCATGAGCGAGACCGAGACCTTCGAGTACGCCGGGCACGTCGGCCTGTCCTTCGGGACCGTCTACTTCGAGCGCCTGGCCGAGGAGCCCAACGACAAGCCCTGGGCCACCACCAACCGGCCGTGGGTGACCGCGTACCGGGTGACCGGCCCCCGAATCCGCGGGACGATCCGGATCGCCCCCAAGTACGACGAGCCGCTCGTCACCTGGCACACGAACGGCCCCAACGAGAACGCCTGGGAGTTCCTCCCGTCCGGCTTCTACGTCGGGTACGGCCGGAGCCACTACGCGGATTGCGAGGGCGACCTCGACGTCTGGGGATCGGAACTGGCCGAAGGCGTCCACGTCTACACGAAGCGCGAGATGGACTGGAACTTCTCGGTGCGCCGCAAGGAGGGCGGCATCGACGACTACGCGGCGCCCAGGGGGACGCGCGACAAGACGCGTGAGCTGATCCGCGCTCTGGTCGAGCTGCACCAGGAGGACGCCGCCCTCGTCCACGAGAAGGCCGCCGCGCTTGCCCGCGAGAAGCGCTCGAAGCGCACGGCCGCGCTCCGCGAGGAGTACCGCGAGGTCGACCGGATGCTCCGCGAACTCCAGGGCCGTCACGCCGAGCTTCAGATGCGCCGCAGCCTCATGGAGGGCGAGTGGTCCTTTGAGACCGCCATTGACGAGGCTGCCCCCGCCGTCGCGCAGACCGCCTGACCCCGCCCTACGAAGGAGACAGCCAGATGAACGCCCCCCTGATCGGACTTGCCGGCGCGGCACGCTCGGGCAAGGACGCCGCCGCTCAAGCCCTGCTCGACCTGGGCTGGTCCCGCCGGGCCTTCGCCGACAAGGTGAAGGAAGTCCTGTACGCGATGAACCCGACCCTCCCCGAGCCCGAGTACCGCGACGGCATCACCAATCTCCGGTACGAGGTCGACATGTACGGCTGGGACACCACGAAGGAGCTGTACCCGCAGGTCCGCGAATACCTCCAGCGCCTCGGCACCGAAGGCGTGCGGGACGTGCTCGGCGAGAACGCCTGGGTGGACGGCCTCTTCCGCGACGCGGACACCTGGGGCCCGACCGTCATCACCGACGTCCGGTTCCCGAACGAGGCCGAGGCAATCCGGGAACGCGGCGGCTTGGTCGTCCTGATCCGGCGACCCGGCCAGGCGCCCGCCCACGGCTCCAAGCACTCCAGCGAGAACGCCCTCGCCGGGTACCTCTTCGATGACGTGATCGAGAACGACGGCAGCCTCGCCCAGCTCCACGACCGTGTGATGCAGCTCATCCCGCTCGCTATGTAAATATGGGACCGCGCTGTTAAGGTTGGTCCATGCGACTGACCCCCCGAAAGGAAGAGGTCGAGGCGATAAAGGCGCTCCTGGAGGACCCCACCTTCGAGAGCGCCGACCAGATGGCCAAGGCCGTCTTCAAGGAAGCCGCCGACCTCATCCAGATGCGCAACACGATCGCCCTCGTCCACACCTGGGCGGACGGTCACCGCGGCCTGAACTTCGGCCCCTTCGGCAGCGAAGCGGAGGTGAAGACCTTCGCCTCGAAGATGGCGTTCGGAGGCACAGGCCGCATGGTCCAACTCCACAGCCCCGGCGTGATGTTGGCCAACGTGGACGGCAAGAAGGGCTGGAAGGGCTACTGCTTCCACCCCGAATGCGGCCACGCACCCTTCACCCACTCCGCAGCAGGCGCCGGCAGAGGCGCCTGCCAGCTCCCCACCTGCCCGTGCGACAAGTTCCGGGCCAAATGACACCAGAACGGATACCACCATGACCGCCGACGCCCTCCGCGCCCCGCAGATGACCGACGCCGAGATCGCCGAGCTGCTCGCCCTCCGCGAGGGATACCACGTCACCGACGCCTTCCTCGTCCGCCTCGCCACCCACTTCGTACAGGCCGAAATCGACGGCGTACTCAATCCGGCCCGCCACCTCGCCGACTACCTCGGAGTCCAGCGTCAGACCGTCCTCACCTACATGCGCATGGCCCGCCGCAAGGGCCTCGTCGCCAAGCCCCGCCACTGACCAGCAAGGAGAACCATCGTGAAGACCGTCGACTTCCACGCCTGCGACTGCTCCGACAAGCGCGCCTTCCCCGACAAGCGCTCCGCCGAGAAGGCCCTCGGCCGCGCACAGGCCAAGCGCGACCGCCAGGCCCAGACGATCCGAGGACGCGGCCCCATCAACCGCGAGAACCGCGTCTACGAGTGCGAGTTCGGCATGTGGCACCTGACTAAGCAGTCCCGACGCTCTTACGAGGACTACGCCGCCAATCACGCGGCCTGA